GGTGTGAGGACGACACGAAGTTTGTAGTTGGCAACCGTGAGATAACTGCCGCAGGGGTGAACTACAGCCCGTCGTCGCAAGCAACCGCAGAGTTAGCGACGATGTACACAAAGAAGGGCACGCTACATGAGTGGTCTAAAGTGGCTAACAACTACGCCCGTGAAGGTAATGAAGTCCGTGCGTTCACCCTGTTCGCTGGTTTTGGCTCTGCCCTGTTCAAGTTTACCAAACTAAGTGGCTCGATTATTCACCTGACCAACAACGGCTCAGGCGTGGGTAAGACAACTATTCAGCACATGGTCAACAGCATTTGGGGGCGTCCATTGGAAACCCTGATGAACCAAGAAGATAAGTACTTGGCTCGTATGCACCGCATCTCTGTGCTTGGCAACATCTCGGTGACGATTGACGAACTGACCAACATGGCTGACGAAGAGGTTAGCAACATGGCGTATGGCATTACGCATGGTAGGGGACGCAACCGTATGATGTCCCAAGTTAACGCTGAACGAAGCAACATGTTGCGCTGGGCGATGATTGCGATTACGTCGGGTAACAAGAGTCTGTACGACCAGTTGTACAACTTGAAGGACTTCCCCGAAGGTGAGTTGATGCGGATACTGGAGTTCAATGTCTCCAAGACTGATGACATGTCCAAGGCTGAATCTGATAGCGCGTTCAACGCTATGTACGACAACTACGGCGTGGCTGGTGAAGTCTTCATACGCTACGTGATTGCCAACCTGCCCGAAGTCAAGAAGTTGTTGGAGAAAATCCAGCGTAAGTTTGACAAAGCGGCTGGCCTCACTCAGCGTGAGCGGTTTTGGTCTGCTACTGCCGCATGTGCCCTGACTGCTGGTTTGATTACCAAGAAACTAGGTTTGCATAACATCGCCGTAGAAAACATTTACGCATGGGCTGTACAAACTATTGGCAGGATGCGGGTTGAAGTACGCCCGGGAATATCGGGTCCTTTAGCGCACATGGGATTATTTCTTAATGAGCACAACAACAATATGCTGGTCATCAACAGCACAGTGGACAAACGCTCAGGACTTACCGAAGCGCCAATACGGGAACCCCGTGGTGAACTCATCACCCGCTATGAGCCTGACACCAAGCACTTGTTTGTGACGGTGAAACTCTTGCGTGAGTGGTGTAGCGAGAACCAAGTCTCTTACAAAGGGCTGGTGGATGACCTGTACAAGATGGGTGCTTGCATCGGGACTTTGAAGAAAGCCATGTCTCGTGGGTCTGCAATGTCCACACCGCCCGTGAGTGCATTGGTGATTGATTGCGCAAAAGCAACAGCCCTAGACCCCGAAGATAGCACTCCTGTACCCGCTCCTAGCGATGACGATTTATAATAGCAACGTACTCGTTGTTATTGAATGGCATAAATTCGTAGTTGGCAGCTCATTCTATATACCGACGTTAACACCTAACGTGTTATCAGATGAAATAGACACTGCCGCAAGGGAACGCGGCATGAAAGTCAAGTTTCGTTTTTGTGTCGAAGGCACTACGCATGGAGTGAGGTTCTGGCGTGTCAAATGATCTTGTGTTAGAGTTCGCCTAGCAACTGATCTCCTCTCTCCTTTGTAGTTGCCTTCTCCTAGCCCCCCGACCAAAAGTTGGGGGGTTTTTTTCTTTAGGCTTCCAGTTCGCGGATTGACTGCTCGATGAGAGGGCGCAACTTCTTGTTCAACTGCACCCCGTGGTACATGTCTTCGGAAATTTTGTCCCGTGCCTTGACAGACTTGTTGAGAGTGTTGCCTGTTATTTTTAGTTCGGGATACTTATCGCCCAACTCAAACAGTTTTTCTTCCAACTTATCCGCACGCTCAAAGTCACCTTCACGCTGGGCAACGTAGTACTTCTTGAGCAAGGACTGCTCTTCTTTGGTAATCACGTCACCTTGCTTCTTGGCAATAGCGTTAATCTCATACTGTGCCAACAAGTCAGCAGGTGCGAAACCTAAGACCTGCATAGCTGCGTTGTATCCATTCACATCACCCATCACTGGGTCACCGCGTAGAGTATTTACACCTTCAGTGGCATAGCGAACACCCTTGAGTACGTTACGTAACGCAATAGGTAGGGCAGTCTCGATGGCACGCTCCATGTGCCCATCGTTAGCCAGTTCAGCCGCACGGAACATGTTGTTTACTATGGCATATGGTGCGCCAAATATCGCCTCGGTAATTTGGCTCAACGCACTAGCGTCTGCTTTACCGCCCTTGTTTTCACGGTAGATTAAGTCAGTCCAACCCACACGGTCAGCAATGCCGAGGTTCGTGATGTAGTTGATTGGGCCCTTAAACGCAAACTCACCAAGATATTTACGCATGACGGTATCAAAGTCATCCTCGTCGTCATCATTAAGCGCGTTGTAGGCGGCTTCCATAATCCAATACATGGGTAAACCCTTAACCCCAGCAAACAATGCGGCAGTGCCGTATACGCCTAACAACTGGCGACGGGCGGCTTGTATTTCCTCAAGTTGTTGTCCTGTGGCACCTTTAACTGGCAGCGCACGGTTCATGGTGTTGAACAACATGTAGTACATGGTGAAGCCAAACCGCTTAAACACAGTAAGAACTTTACCTATGTCTGACTGACCGATGCTGGGCCCAGATTCAGTATGACCAGCACCATGCGCAAAGGTAACCATTTTGATGGCTTCTTCAATAGCCTGCGCTTGCTTCTCGGCATCGGACAACTTCTTGTTATTCTTGAGGCGTCCCATCTCCAACTCATAGGCGGCAACTGCCGTGATTTCACGGTTCATACGCTCGGCATGATGGAACATGTATGTGGAAATAACCGCAGTTTTGTGCGCTAAGTTTCCAGTCTTATCAAGTTCTTTTCCGGGCCTGTCGTTTACATCCAACGCGTCATAAGCTGTTGATGTTTGCAGGAACCCAAGGTCTTTGAGCCTTTGCATCAAGGCGGCATACTGCGGGGATTTGCCCATACTGACTGCGTTGTCGATAGATAGGCCAACTTCCAACCAACTATCTTGCATGGACTTGTTGCCGTTAATATCAATTACTTCGCGCTTGGCACCGCTGGTTCTATATAACTGCAATGCCGCCAACAATGCACGGCCTGAGTTTGCCCAGCCATACTTACCCGACAAAAGCGGGTAAACAATCATAGGAGTTTGCAACGTGTTGACCACGGCAGATGATGCGTTACCAGCCAAGTTGAAGTAGAACGCGCCAGTACTTGCATAGCGTGCCCAGTCAGACACCTTGGGGTTCATAGCGTATTCTTGACGTGCTTCAAACTCGTTAATCAATTCAACTGCACGGTTTTGATTCTGCCCACGTAGACCTGCGGCGGTCTCTTTCATATTGCTAACCAAACGGCGCATACGATCACCATAGCGCATCAGAGCCAACTGGCGGGTTACGTTCTGAGTCACATTACCAAATGCCAAGGCAACATCGTTCTCATAACCAAGCGTACCCTTACGTGTTTGGAAAGATTTCAGCAAACTAGCCTCTGGCATCGCGGCAACGATTAACTGCAAGAACTTATTAACAGCCTCATCATCGGCGTTGCCCTCACGCATGATCTTCACAATCTGAGCCGCCATAGTTCCACGTGGAACATTCTTTACGGTGAACTGGTCAATGCGGGAGAACTCATCAAAGTTTGTATTACCTTCTGCTTCTAACTTGCGGCGTGCAAAGTCACGTTCAGCTTGGCTGTTATACAACTTAGATACGGCATCGTTAGTCTTGTCGGTGTAGGTCAACCAGTAAGTACCCTGACGGTACAGAGGCACGTAGTGGTCAATGCCCATCTTCGTGATTTGGTCAATGATCTTGTTGTACGCACTTAGTGCCGCTTTCTCATCAGGAAAAGTTTCCTTCAGACTGCTATACAACGACCCCTTTAACTCTTTGAACAAACCACGGTATGCACCGAATGTGTCACGGTACAACTGCTTTTCTTCGTCATTGAGTTTGTTGAACTCAGCGGAGAACTGGCGATGGGCTGCTTCCCTCTCAGGCGCACCTTTGTACTGGCTAATAGGAGCCTCTGGATTTACGTCCAAGCGTGACGATTCATGCACAAGGCGTGACCATGCGTCATAGTTAGCGTTCTGACGGTATTTGTTTAGACGGTCAGCAATAGGCTTTAACTTGGCACGCAACTCTTCACGGTAACCAATCATGCCGTCCACAGAGCGGGCGAAGTCCATTGAGTCTTTACCCAATATCTTTTCACCAACTTCACCCAGAGCAGACAAGTTCAGGAAGCGTTGAGTAGCCTCACGGAAACTGATACCCATGCGTTCGGTAGCGGCAAGGAACTTCACAGCGCGTTCACTGTTCATGGCGGGCTGATTGGAAATAATGTGGTCCATACCAGCCATAACTTGTTGCGCTATGTTTGGTTTGTGGATTGACTGTGCATACATGGACTCGCCGTAGCGTGCGGCAGGGGGCGCACCCATAATCGCATTGAGCATCTGGTCAACTGCATCCACCACACTCGTTTGCTTTGGCTCGTAACCCATCAATTTACGCAGGACGTTAACAATCTTGTCCCACATTGACAGGTTAGGGGACTCGGTGCGCATTTCTTTCAAGCGCGTGCGGAAGACTTCGTTACTCCACATTTCAGCGGCAAACTCTTGCAAGTCTGTAGCGCCATACGCACCTTCAATATCACCCTTGATTTGCTCAAAAAGTTTGTTTAACTTCCGGGTGATCGGGTGTGATGGGTTTGCCAAAACATGTGATAGTGCGGCGTGAGCGGCCTCATGCAAAATCTCGTACTCGCTGGCGTTTGCAGGTAAGTAGATAGTGTTTGTCTTTGGGTCGTAGCGGGCTTCGCCCACTGCCAATTTCACATCACCTAAGTACTTAGTCAAAGCACCAGCAATACGTTGTACCAAACCAGAAGAACCGGAATCTGCAAGAGCTTGTAGAGCACCTGCAACATCACCACGCTCCAACATGTGTAAGACAACTGGATGTGCCTCACCGTGCAAAGCGGCAGTCTCTTGGGATGCAAAGTACCCTTCGCCGCGACCTCTGTTTATGAAGTCGTCATAAGAAGTTTCAATTACGTCGTCAAGGTAGATGTCATCAATCGTCTTCTGTACAGAAACTTTCTTCTTGTCTGCGGCGGCTTCTTTAGCCTCATCCGCTAACTGCTTCTTGGTCGCTTTCTTGACCCCTTGCTGTTTATCAATTCTGGAGTAGTGCACCTGAGAACTGGCGTTCTCTTTCTCGTACAGGGCAATCTGCTTGTCCATGAATGCGATTGCTTCGGGCGACAGGTTCTGACGCACCCACTGTGCGGCGTTCTTAGCGTGTTTACCGCCTTGTCCTTTGAAAAACTCAGCCTCGGCTTGTGTGCCGAATGTCATCTCTGGGGCACCCTTGAACGACTTCATTTTGGAATTGCGATAGGCAGTAGGCTGATATACCAAGTCGTTAGCAATCGCTTTAAGCGCCAACTCAGGTAGAACCTTGCTGAAATAAGCGTGAGCGTCTTTGGCAAGTTCGGTCATCCCTTTGAGGGATGCAGTGCGGCCTAACTTTTCAGCGGCAATCTTGAGGTCTTCACCAAACTTTATAGTTTTATTAACCTTAGCAATATTCTGTGCTTCCACCGTTTCGGCAGGGGCAGCCTCAGTAGCCTTGATAGGAGTAGCCTTTCGTCCCTTAGCAGATACAACAAGAGGAGCAGTATCAGTAGTAGCAACAGTAACAGGAGCCGCATTTTCACCACCTATTATTTCTGTATCAGTTAAATTTTGTAGTAGCTGTTCATCGGTAACTACCCCCTGCGCCCCAAGGTTTAGTGCGGCAAATTTTTCACCATCAACTTTTACTTTTGTATCAACAACTTTTCCTGTGTCATCACGAACAATAGTTACCGTTGCAGGTTTACCTTCAAAGGTTGTTTTGTGTTGAGTTTTGGTTTCTTTTACTGTAGCGGACTGTTCAGCTTCTCTGATAGTAGGCAGTCCAGCATCCGGCTTAGGAGAAACCACTCGAGCTCCTGTAGGTGCTCCAGTTCCTGTGGCGGTGCCTTCTTGATCGGGTGGTGGAGCCACGCTAGTGCCTGCTCCACTTGTTGGGGCGTTAGGTTGTCCAGCATTGATGTCTCCAAAGGCGAATTGACGCGTTGCTGATTGTTGCTTCTGTGTTTTCTCAGAGATAGGCTCCGCTTGTAATTCCGCACGGGCGGCTTCGACTTCACCACCACGCCCATCAGCATATAGGCTGTCAAGTACTTTTTGGTAGTTATCTTCGTTGATGTTGATGGTGCCCGTCTTTTGTGGGTCTTCCATCGTCTGTATGAATTTGCGCACACCTTCGGGGGTAGCCATGTCAACACCCAACAACTCAGTAGTAAGGTTTGAACGTGCAGGGATACGCAAGGCTTTGAGGACTTGCTCTGTTACTGGGTCTTTCGGTGCGTTCTGTGCACCCATGTCGCCAAATGCAAACCCACGCATACCTTGCTCTTGGCTAATCTTGTTTTCAACGCGTTGCTTCTCAACTCCGGGCATGAACATGCCGCCCGTACCGGGTGTTGGCTTGGCAGTAGCGAACGCGCTTTTCGATGCTTTAGCCGCATTTTCGTCAGCGTCTTTAGCCTTGGCTTTTTTAATTGCGTCTTCTAAGTCAGCGTAGGCTCGTGAACCGGGACGTTGCTCATCCATGCGGGCTTGCAAGGCATTGATTTCAATCTCACGCGCTTTGCGTGCGTCGTTCTCCGCAAGGGCGGCTTCCATATCAGCTTGCGTGTTGCCCGCTGTTGGAAACTGTCCTTCAATTTGGTTTTGCAAGCCAGTAGGTTGCAGTCGCGCCGCTTCTTCTTGTGCGGCTAACTGATTTAACGCTTCTTTGGCTTCTTGTGTATTTGCGTAGTCTTTCTTGGCTGTACGACCAGCGGCTATGCCACCGGGGACTCCAAAGCCAGCACCACCCACAGCACCTTTGACAAATGCTTCCTTGTACTTCTGTACGTTCTCAGGGTCAAGCAAACCTTTTGTACTGCCAGCAACTTGTGTGGCGTATGCGCCGATGGCTTCTTGTGCGCTCTCGGTAAGCCCTTCAGTAGCGGCAGACTTGGCTACTTCTTTGCCAAGGTACTTCCAAACTTTTGGTGCGGCACCAGACTCTTTTGCTAACTGCTCAATGACTTTTAGTTTGCCGTATGAGCCTAGTGAGTTAAGCACACCAGCAGGTAACACAGAGTCCAATATGGCACTGAAGCCACCTGCTAAGGCGGCAACACCGGGCTCGAACTTACCGGTTTCTCTGTATATACCTTCAAATACTTCGGGTGCGTTTTGGGCAAATGAACCCATGAACACACCACCATACATACCCTTTTGTGCACCAGCTTTTGCGGCAGTCTCAACACCAGCTAGACCTGCACGGGTAGGAACGCCAGCGGCAGTGGCCGCCTTGAAAGCCGCGTTTCCAGCCAAGCGCCCGCCCAACATACTTCCCCCTACACCGGGAACTATTGAAGTAGCAATAGTAGGTGTGAGTTCACCCAAAGTCTCAACGCCGTATTCAAGCGCCTCAAACGGGCTGTTGATGTCTTTATATGATTTGAAACGAGTTGGGTATTTCTGCTGTAGAAGTTGGCGGCTTGCTTCCGCTTCCTTCATTTGACGTTCAGCGTATTCTTTGTCCCCACCCACAAAAGAACTAACCATAGCAGGGATGGTGTCGCCAAGAGCAATACCCGTTTCTCCCAAACCACGCATGACACCGCGCTTGGCAATCTCACCCAAACCAACATCCGGTTTAGGAAGACTGAAGTCGTATTTTTCTGCCAGTCTGCCGACTAAATTATCGAACTGCTCTGGACTTAGGTTGTCTGGAAATTCAACATTCCCTACTTTGGGCAGTGTGACAATCATAATTAACCTTCATCAAGCAGATCAAACACCGATTTTGCACTACCGCCGCTAGTTGCGGAAGCCATATCTCCACGTTGGTCCCGTGCGGCACTCAGTGCGTCCCCGATTGCAGATTGACGCATTTGATTAAATTGATACTTACCTTGAATAGGCCCATACTGTTGTATGAGTTCCGCTTCTTTTCGCGTGTTTCTTGGGTTGTTATCAAAGTCAAGTGTGGCTTTACGGCGTACGTCCATCATGCGTGCATCTGCGGCTCTAGCTTGAGCATCTGCGGCTTTATTGCGGTAGTCCATAAGCGAACCAAACTGACGCTCTTTTTGTGCCAGTTGTGCGGCACCGAGGCCAGCTTGTGAGGCGTATTGTTGACGTTGTACGTCAAGTTGTTCACGCTGTACTGCAATTTGTTTATCCACTTGTTGGAACTGACGTACTTGGGACGCCCAGCCTAGGGCTGTAGCGTTATCACCCTTACGTTGCGCCATTTGGAACTGTTGCATAGCAATCGCAAGTTTTTGCTGATTGTCATCTGCGGCTTGAGCCAACTCATTAGTCTTAGCAACCGATGCGGCAAGTGTTGGAGATGCTTTTGCGGCACTTCGTATTACACCAAAGATACCTTGGTTACCTACTTGACCGGGTTCAGCGGCATTAGCCGCCATTTGAAACCCAAACTCAGCCAATGCTTTACCAAAGCCTTTGTCTTTAATTTCTTTTGAACGCCCGGCAGATTTCTCCATCAGTTTGTTCAATGTGTCCATGTCGCCCTTGCTCTCGGCTTTGAGCATGTTGCGCATTTTGGTGTACTCATCCATTAAAGAAACAGCAGGCACGCCACTATCTTTGGACAACTTAGTAATGCCAGAGAAAATCTCTGGGCTAACTTTTGGTTTGTCTTTGGTTTCAAAGTCCACGCGGCGCGTCGCAGTAGCGGCGTTGTATGGTTCACTAACCGAAGTCGTTGGTTTAGCTACCGGAGCTGTTGGCTTATCTACAACGTATTTACCATACATAATGTCTTGCACATCTGAAAGCCCTACAGTCTTTCCTTGGTCTTTTAAATCACTAACTATTTTTTGCACTTCACTCATAGGAAGTTTTTTAGGTGTCTCGTATGTACCAATTGAGCCACCAAATTGTGGGTCTGTAATTAAGTCACCGTCGGCAAACGCAAGGATGCCGCCATTAGCGGCTTGGACTACGCCCTGCTGTTGGTCTTGTGGAAGTTGGTTATACGCCGCTGCCATACCACCACGCTCGGATGCACGCATGGCAAGTTCTTGTTGGGCGGCTACTAACTCAACCTGTGTTGTAGGGTTCTGAATAATTGACTGGAGTTGCTCATCTGACAACTTGTCAACCTGTGCCGCCATAGCCGCAGGGTCGTTCATTTTGTCGGAAATGTCCCCACCCGCACCAAACGCCAAGCCACCCTCAGCCATCTTGCTCAGACCATAGGCACCCATACCCAGACCAGCAAGCTGACCCATAGTACTTGGAGGTGCTTGATAGACCTGAGACTGTGTGTTCATACCCATCGGGGTACCACGAACCAAGTTAGACATGTAACTAAGTTGTTGGTATGGATAGTTCTTCTGTGTGAGAAAGTCTTGGTATGCAGTGTCCAGACCTCTTTGTTGCTGGGCTTGCTGTTGTGCGCCGTACTGGTTTTGCAAGGCGTTGATACCCATGCCCTGCTGATACTGGCTCTGCCCTAAGTTACCCAACTGACCAGCGGCTTGATTAGCCATGCCGTAGCCTGCAAGTTGATTCTGCAAGTTCTGGTTGTACTGGTTCTGCGCATTGCTAAATGCTGTGTTGTAGCCCTGACCAACAATCTGATTGATACCTGTATTGCGGTTGCGCTCGTTTTCAGCCGCCATGATCGCTTCGCGTGAGCCACCAAATGCACCTGCTTGAGTAGCCGCAGACTGTTGTCTAGTACCGCTAATGTCGTACGCACGGTTTGCTTCAGCAATTTGAGGAGCCAAAGACATCTGCAAGTAGGGGTTCATGTACCCACCGACTTGATTCTGGAATCCTCCGGTCGTAGACTGACCAGCTACATCAAACCCACCCAAACCCGCACCGACCGATGCGGCAGTAGCCTGACCAATTTGAGGCGCAACCTTCATATTCTGTGCGCCTTGGAACGATTGCTGTTGCATCGGGTCAAACCCGGCAATGCGCTCGCCGCCATAAGGTTGGTATGGATTCTGTCCAAGATCAGTTACTGCCTTACCCTTGGACAGCACGTCTTGCGCATATGGTTTTGCCCAATCAGGTAAGTCTTGGGTTTGTGTAGTAGATGATGCGGGCTGTTGACTACCACCCCCACCATCACCAAGGATGAAACCCCCATCGGCTTTTAAATAGGTGGCGCTATCCCCAAGCGGCTCGCCTAATGCGTAGAGTTCACGGCGTGAATAACTTGTTCTCATAGATCAACCCTCATTACTTGGTGGGTGTTTTCCATACCCATTTTCTTGTACATATCAACCAGTGTGCCCCTTGCCCAGCACTGGGCTTTTTTGGCACCGTTGAGCCGCATGAAGTTTTTAGCTTCATCAAACACATAGTCTCTAACAATCCCTTTGCCACCCATAAGATTTACATGCGCAACGCGCTCCATCGGGTAGTCAATAAACTCAATCGTACAAGCACCAGTAATGCCCTCATCGGGCTCTTCCCACACTAACAAGTGTGTTTTACCTGTACGGATGCTGTACTCAATAAACTGTTCACTGTGTGACCCGGGCTCTAAGTCCATTGCTTTTTTTAGCAAGGGTAGGGCAACAGGCCATACATTAGGCAGATAGTTAGGGTGAACGTGGTGTAGCGGCATGTCTACGCAGGGAGATACTTCTCAGACCGGCTGTTCTTTGCCACTCTACCTTTACCCACAGTCTTACCACGAGCCGCTTGGATTCTGTCCATCATGGCGTACAGTTTGCGTGCGCCAGCCTCGGTTGAACCGTTACCCAATTCAGAGACGATACGGGCTGGAACTACGAACTCACCATCAGCCAAACGAGCAGGTTGTTTCTTACCAATCACGGCAGGAATCGAATCAGATACGCCATCCCCCGGCCCACGAAGTAAGCGACCACCATCAGAATAGCTACCCAAGTTATATCCCGCATCTGAGATACCTCCTGTAGCCATTTGTTCGGAGTTTATGGGTACATATTGTTTTGTTTCTGGGTCATATCTAGTTCCAGCGGGGGCTTGAGCGTTATCTAACATTGGCCCAACATTACCAAAATCACCGCTCCCACCTTTAAACATACTCCCAAGGTGAGAACCAATGTCATTAACAGCATCTCCAATAAACCCACCAAACCCGTAACTAGGGACTTGACCACCCCCCGCCATCCGTTGTTCACCCGTGTATGGGTCTACTCTTACATCGCTTGTACCTGTCAACACGTTTTGGGACGTTGGTGTTTGGTATGGGGTAGCGTAAGCATTGTTATGCAGATAGGCTTGGGGAAAACCCGTATTAGCGCCGATAGCGTTGTCGTTAGACATTTGTTCTACTGGACCGCCACCTGCGTAACCCATCAATCCACCATTTGCGGCAGTGGGGGGAACATACGCGCCATAACCGGGGTACATCTGTTTAGCCTCTTCGTCAGAAAGGGCGGTGTATTGTGGTTTGAAATATACGTTTTCTACGCCAGTTGGACTGGCAGTAGGCGTAGGCGTTTGCGCTCCGGGGCTAAACTTGTAATGCGGTACAACTTGTTTTCCGGCGGTAGCGGATGTAGGGGGAGGTGTAAATTTCGCTTGTTCGCCCGCCGCAGGAGCCGCTGCCGCTAATCCCATTCGGGCTAAACCAGAGTAGCTTCCACCACCCAAGGCTTTAAATTTATCTGCTGTTGGATTAGAGACTAACGATTCGGCGCCTTTATACATGGCGTCCATACCTGTAGGCGGTGGGTTAGCCAACAGTTGTTCATTTACGATATTGCTTTTTATAGTTGCAAGCTGATCACCAGATAGTGCTGGATTTACTACGCCGGGGTCTATGTTTGCATAGCCGGAATTCATAGCAAGTTGTTGTTGCGCCTGTTGTTGCGCAGTTTGTCGTGCCACTTCTTGTTGAGCGCCTTCGTTAGCAAGATTTTGAACAGAAGCTCCGGCTTCTGAAGTAGCAATACCGGATAACCCCGCTCCTAATCCAGCGCCGCCATAACCGCCAAGACCTGCTGACAATCCACCCATCAAACCGCCTTTAGGATTTAACGCATAAGACCCTGCGCCAACAAGCAAACCAGCTTGCATAGCGGTCAATCCCATACCGGCTGGGCCAAGAGCCGCGCCCGCAACCAGTGGAAGAATCATGGACAAGAACCCCGCTTCGGGTAGCCCAGTCTCTGGATTGATTGTTAGTTGACCACCATGCGCCATAGCCAAGTCGTTGAGGCTTTTGACCTCATCACGAGACATGTGCACGAGGGTATTGTCAGGCCCACGGCCTTGATCGGATAAATGTTGGGCAGCAAGTTGTAGGCTCATTTTTGCCTCGTAGATGGGGGGTTAATCGAGTTTATCACGCCTTAATCCTTAATGGGTAACTAGATGCAGACCCACCAGACGTATCGTAGTAAATATCACCTGAACGCAAATTAGCAAAATCTGCCTGTGTAGGCAAACTAATTACGGGGGCACCAGCCAAGTTTGCTTGTGAACAACTTAACGCAGATACTATCAATGCTGGAGTAGTACCCGTGGCTGGCTGTCTTTGTGTAGATACAACTATAGGGCCGGGGTTGTCCAAAGAATTAAAGTACTGGCGCAGAATGCTCAATAGCGCATCCATGAAACGCTGGTCGTATTCAACTGGAGCGGCAGGAAGCCGTGGGGCTGTTACACCTTTACTTGCCATACTTATCTCCTGCCATCTGCTCTAACGTCAATACGAGGAGCACCTAGTTGCCACTGCGTACCCAACGTGTCTGATTGAAGTTTGAACGCCATCTGCCGCCCGCGAATCCGCACAAACACCTGCTCAGTAAATTGTTGTACGTTGTATGTTGTAGTACTTGCGTAAGACTGCTTACTTGTTACCGCTGGGTTGTCTGAGGTGCCGTAGTTTGCACCGGGGTTTTGACGAGGACGAACCGTGAAGTTAACGGAGGGCGCTGCTGAAGCGGAGCCATCAAAAGTGACGTCAGGTATAAGCCGCCAGACAAAACCAAAGTTATGACCATCACCAATATCAAAGTCCGAGGATTGAACATAAGCATCAATAGCAACTGGAGTGCTAGTTTCGTTGTTGTCTACGCCTGTTTCTTGGTATACCAAACCACCATTTGTGTACGTGCCACTAGATGTATACCCAATAGCCGCCATAGGTTCAGAACGTAGTGGGCTATCCAACCAAGCAGTACGTGGGCGTACAGTCGTGCCGTTCATAGTGCCGTAGTACCAAGTACGCTCTAGATGGTTATAGATTACGTAGCGATCAATCAACACATTTGGCGACCCAGCAGTGCCTGTACCATTTTCACCGTCAGAAGTAGTGCCAGTAATAGATGGATAGAACCACCAAATTTCGTTGTAGCCTTCGTTAGTACCAGAGTGAATCTGGAACGTCTCTGTTAGGTTGATATTGTTGTATATGTACTGTCGCAAAGCGCAAGGTAGAGTCTCCACCCGTCCAGAGTACATATAAAATTTATCCGTGCCCATCCAGTATGTGACGTTGTTTACTGTGGATACTGCGTTAGGACTAGCAATAGATATGTTGTCGGCAAGAATCTGATTACCCCAAACATATGGAGCGCCAAGATACTGAAAAGAATACAAACAAGAATCGGAAAACACCAAAATCTCTTGCCGTGCTTGTATAGCGGTAATGATTGAAGAACCGTGGCTTAGACGGATACCGCCCGCTTGGTTGGTAATTGCTGGAGTCCAAGTGACCAAGGTATTCTGGTCAGACCAGCGAACCTGCATCGGGTCTAGTGTTGTAGTCGCATACACGCCAGTTGGGTCATTACACCCGAATGTAAAAGTAAAACGTGATGAGTCAGATACCAGTACAAAATTAACAAGCGAGGGACAAGTCGCGTCTGGTGTAAACGTACCAGACTTTGTAACTACACCAGTACCAGCTTTAATAATCTGCCCACGGTCATAGACGTTAGGGCTTGCGTTATTAGCCCAGTAGTACATAGCGCCACTACGAGGATTAAAAACTAAGTCTTCGCCGTAGTTAGTCTGGCTCCACAAACGCAACTGAATGCCTACACCCAAACCAGACGGTGCAGGAGAACCCCAACCAGTAGACGCATACCCAGCAGTTGCACCGCCCCAGCCGCCCGCGCCCCAGCCCACACCATAAGTAAATGTTGTATTACCTGTTGTGAGTTGATAGTTAAATGTTCCGCTAACCGCTGGATTACCAGAAGACGTAGCCGTTCCCGCAACAAGGATGGTGTATTGGCTAGAACTAATATATGAGACAACTTGGAACTCACCAGTAAGTTGAGCCGCAGTCACGCCGTTAACGGGGCCTGATACAGCGGAGATATTCACAAAGTCTCCAACTTGTACAGTGCTACCGGCATCTGTAACTGTGATAGTTGTAAAGCCACCGCTGTTTGTTGCAGTGTTAGTGGTAAACGCACTGGCTACAGTAGCATTAGTTAGGCGAATAGGCGTGACATCATTGAACGCACCGCCGCTTGTGTTTTGAATATAAAACTTTAAGTTAGTACCAATAGACAGTAAGTTGTATCCTGTTAAGTTAATCCAATTCCACATGGACTTGGCAATACCCCAGAACACCCCAGTAGATGGAACTGCGGATGTTGTTACGCCGCTTGCAGCAAACGTACCCGTGGGGGCATCTGGGTAGATAGACCCACCGTCACGTTGCCAGCCACCTACCTTTTCAGGGAAGCCAGAACGAAAACGAATTTTGTCGCAGTCATACCAGCCGCCCTCGTTAGATAGGGTAGTGCCTTCGCGGTTAACGCCGGGTCTGAACTGTAGTTTCTGTAATGGCATTTTTTATCCTAAGAACAAGGCGCGTTCGTCTTTACGACGATTCTCCAACCCTTTGAGTATTTTGCCACCCGCCTTGCAATACTTCAAGAGTTCTTCCGCAGCGCCTTCCATATCCCCACGCAGAACCTTCTGACGGAGGGTTGAACGCTGTAGTGTTCCCAGACCAACATTGAAACTAAAAGATATGAGAGCATCATATTGACCTTGAGTGAGGGGGACAGGACAGAACTGAACCACACCTCGCTCAAACCTAGCCAAATCTGCTTTAAGAATTCCATTGACTTCTTCCATGCTAAACGTGCGGTTGTCTGCATCTTTGAGGGCAAACCCGTCGCGGTCTTCTATCTTCATCTTGCCCTGCTCTGGGTACAAGACATGCCCCACCCCCACCGTCCACAGTTTGGCTGGACAACGGTAAGGCTTCTGACGCACACCTTCATGGTGCGTAATCATTTTGAGGGCTTTATCTGACAGGTTCATTTCTTGCCAAATGCTTGTGTACCAAACCAGAATGACACCACGGATGCCCAGATGATCTGTGTCTCGTTATCCCACAGCAGGTCTAACGCAACCTCAAACGGCACTTCTTTGTAGAAAGCAAACCAAAAGCCAAATATTTCTACAAAGGCAAACAAAATGAACAAGCCATAAGTTATGGCAGGGCGCACCATAGCGCGGGCGTTAGTTACCCATTGACTAGCACCTTGACCGATAGCAATGTCGTGGGCATACAGGGCTTGACGCTCTTGCATGGCAGTCTGTGCGTTGGTCACTTCAGCGTTAATCTGAATCTGTTCTGTCTGGATATGCTCAATGCGCTCTTGAGCTTCTAAACCAGCCTTACGTAAAGCCAGTTCTCTTTCGGTCTGCATCTGCGCCAAGGCTAGTTCATGCGACTTGTCTGCACGGTCTTGGAAGAAGTCCATCAGTTTGGGTAAACCGCCCATCAGGAAAGACAGTAGGGTTGAGAATAGTGTCATCATTTTTTAGCCTTTCAGTTCAAAACTTAGATTTGCATGACGGGGGTATTGCACAACACGCTCCCCTTCGGGGCATTTGTATTTAATGGTTGCCAGCAAAGTTGCTTTACCACCAGCAATTTTTTCTTTACCTACCATTGTTAGTTGGTATGTAAATGTGTCAATCTCTGGCCCTGCTGGGCCGCTAAACTTGCTTGCGGTGGTGGTCGCCTCATGCACCATGCCCGCCGCATCACGGATGCTTGGCGTAAAACTCTCAACAGAACAGTCATCCCGCTTCTTTATTCTTGCAACTGTGACATTGATGGGCTGTCCAGCCTCCGCCACAATTTTAAAATGCTCTGGAGTCCACTCAATGATGGCTCGGTCAAAAAAACCAAATTTATCGGCAAGTGTGTAACTACCCCCTAATGCGGCAATACTAGCGGCAACCGCTCCAATAGTTTTGGCAAGGTCAATCATTTTGATTCCTTTAATTCGCGTTTGAGTTTACGCAACTCTTTCATCTCTTGTTTAAGTTGCGCTCGCATGTATAGGGTTTCCACGTATGCCATTGAGGTCACTCCAACAATTACGCATATCGCCACTCCTATCAATATCCAATAGACCAGCTTCGTAGTTGCCACATGAACCACCCAAAAAACATTGATATAAACATCACGGCGATCACCCCACTTATTGTTTCAATAACCCGAATCTCGTCTTGCTCTTGCTTCCACCTTGCCAACCTAGTCCTGCGAATCGTCTCCGACCTTGCCCATGCTTGTTCTTGTTCTATTCGGGCGTGCATCTTGAGGAATCGGCTATACAAATCCTTCAACTCTGCTGGCGCGTAGACCATAGCCTCTCGCACCTGCTCCATCAACTTCTCCAACTGCAACTCAATCAGCGCCCGTTCTATGGCTTTTTTGCTGGTGTTTTGCGTTGGGTCGTAGTTGGTCTTTGACGTCTCCTCTAGTTCAAGGTAGTGGTTGTTAATCTGCTGTTGCGTGTCAAAGAGGACTCCGAGGTTCTCACCAATGTCTTTGATAAGTTTGAGTTCAAGTTCCTCGTAGGACTGTTGTTGTTTGGTTGCTGGCTTGGCTTTCGCTTTCGCCACAGGCTTGGGCGCTTCTGGCTTGGCTGGTTTACTAACAAATAGACCAATGAACCAATCAAAAATGCCCTTGATTGCCTTGACATCGCCAATGACCTGCTCGGCTGTCTTCTTAGCCCCTTCAAGCTCCATACGCCCTTCATGCAGGAGAGCACACCCCTGCTTGATAAAGCCAACGGCGGTTTGGGCCGCCATGAGAAGAGTGAAAGGGTCCACATCGTGTTAACTTATTAGCGCCAAAACATCTGGGTTTGCGGCTAAAAACTGTTTAAGTTTGTCGGCAGGATTTATAGGCGCGGGTTGACTTGTAACAAGCTCAAGTCTTTTTTGTTCTAGAAGTGCATTTGCTTGCTCCACTGTTATGGGGGTCAAACCGGGTTTTATATAAGCGTCTTGCGACCCATCCGCTTCATAGGCAAAAACATTGTTGTCTGGTGAAAGATAGTATTTCATATTAGTCCTTAACGAAGTTCAAGCCAATAGGCAAGGTTGCCGCCACAGTTTATGGAATAAGTAGAACCAATAGGCACAACAAACCCAGCAAAAGCCCTTGGATATAAGTCCATGTTTGTGTAGCAAGCTAAGTTACCGTCTACGTAGCACGTAGTTACAGCCCCGGGAGTGGCAGAAGTTGCGCTATACCAAACCCATATTGGCTTACCTGTAGAGTTTGTATATGTTGCTCCAGAAGACCGGCTACCAGTGACGTTCTGATAAGACTGGCTATTACCTAAAATGTTTGTAGCGTTAGTGGCAGTTGTTGCGGTCGTTGCTGTTGTAGCACTAGTTGCGGATGTAGCGCTGGTTGCTGTAGCCGCGTTACCACCAATAGAAAGAGCCGCCGCCGTGCCTGTAAGACTTGTGCCTGCACCAGAGAACGTAGTAGCAGTAGCCGTGCCAGACACGCCAAGGCTAGATAAACCGCTAACTGTTCCGCCTGTAATAGCGACAGCGTTAGCGTTCTGGGTAGACATAGTGCCCAAAGTACCTGTAGCCGCAGCCACAAAAGCAGTGGTAGCAATCTGCGTTGTGTTTGTTCCGGGCGATGCAGTCGGCGCAATAGGCGTTCCTGTAAGCGATGGGCTTATTAAAATGGGGATGTAGTTATTAGCCGTAACAATATCTGTGCCGTTAGATACAAGAAGTATTTTTGCTGTGGCAGGGACTGATACGCCCGTCTGACCTGAGACCTTGACCGTGACTGCGCCAGTTGAGTTGTTATAGATAAAGTACAGCTTCTTATTGGCTGGCACTATTAAGTTAGTGCTTGCTCCACCTGTGCCCGTTAGTTCAATGAACATGTTACGGGCAACACCACTTGCGCCGTTGGGAATTGTGATTGTGGTATCTGTGCCAGTAGCGACGGCTTGGGTCACGTATCCTGAGATAGCCTGTTCAAGCAAAGTGCCGAGGTTAGTGTTTGTGGTTGACCCCCAGTTACCCGCTTGGTCGCCAGTGCCGATAAGCTCAAGGGCTAGGTTGGTTGAGTACGTACTTGACATGGTTTACCTCATTGAAGGTTGTTTATATCTGTCCAGCCTGCGTTGTTGGTGGTATCTACCACTGTCCAATCTGCTGTCTCTGTGTTGCTGATTAACGCCCAGTTTGCTGTCTGGTCGTCGATGATTTTTATCCAGCCCGCTACCTGTGTATTGTCTGCCATATTGACATTCTCGGCAATGGCTGCTACGAAGGCGGCTTGGATGGTCGGCACATCCGCAAGGGTGATGTTCTCAGTGATGTCTTGCAGGAATGTAGCCGTGACAGTCTGGGCATCCGCTACGCCAAAGTTCTCTGTAATGTCCAAGAAAAACACAGAGAAGATGGTGATTAGTTCAGCAAGGGTGATGTTTTCTGTAACGCTGGCTGCAAACTGGGCAGTGAGGGCTTCCACCTCTTCTATCGTTATGGCTTCGGAAATAGCCAAGGCAAACTGGGCTGTTGCAGTCGGCGTGTCTTCTAGAGTGATTGGCTCTGTGACCGAGGCAAGGTAGGAAAACTGTGAGGCTGGAGTGTCATCTATTACGAACGGCTCGGTGCGGTCATTCAACATAGCGGTGAAAACCACTTGGTCATCTGCGATTGTTATGTCTTCTGCACGGATGACGGCAAACTGGGCAGAGATTGCAAGCGAGTCAGCAAGAATGATGTCTTCTGTGATTGACTGTAGGAATGTTGAGGCTTGAGAAGATGCGTCGTCCAGCGTGATTGTTTCTGTAACGCTACCAAAGAAGTTACCACCTGCGTCATTGTCAACGTCATCTACTATGATGTTCTCGGTTACGGACTGTAGGAACGCAGATGCTTGTGCGCTGTCGTCGGCTAGGGTGATGTCTTCAGAGATAGATAAGGCGAACGCCGTCCCGCCAAGACCGGCAAAGGTAGATTGGGCAAAGGCGGCGTAACCAAACATTATTCGTCCGCAGGCTCTGGTGTATTTCCCGCCTCAAGCCATGCTAAATATTGCTGGTAATCGGTGTTAGCGGGGTCAAATGGGATGATTGCTCCGTCAGAAACACGCATAACGCAAACTGGCTCTTGATTTGGCATAAACGTTAAATTTTTATACATAATTTATAACTCTATAGATGCAACAACATTAGTGGCTAATCCAGTTCCAGCGCCCGTGGCCCAAGACCCCGACAAGTAATAAAAGTTTGTAATTCCTTGAGCAGTCCCAAAAATACTTGGGGTAATAACGCCAGTTGCACCAGTTTGAATTGTGTAAACAGTATTTGCTACGCCATTGTAAGAAATAGAAACTGTTGGTGATGCTCTCATTGTTACTGGATAGGTAACTGTCGCCACTACACCTTGGGTTGAATATGCGACTAAACCGCATTGACCATAATTTATGTAGTACCTTTGGCAAAGTGCTAGTTCCGTGGTGTAAGGTCTGTAATCAAAACTCGTTGCGGTACTGCCTTTTTCTAGTTGTACGCCTGTGATGTACCAAGTAGCCCCGTTTGTGCCGACTACGCTTGTTGCGCCTGTTGCGCCAACATAGTTAGAACCTGACCAAGAACCAGCCGTACCGCTAACTGTTGAGCCAACGCCCAAACCAATCCACATATAAATACCAGCGCCATTAGTCTTCAACCAAGTGCCAGTTGTCTCACCAGCAATAGTTATAGAAATTGTTGTCCAAGTGTTTGCGCTAGAAATTGTGTAGGTGAATGGATAACTTCTGTTTTGCGCTGAGTTCTGTAATGACCCACCAAATGTTCCAGTAAGACTTGAATAAACTCTAAAAGACAATGTTACAGAAGATGCGGATGCTGTACCCCATGCAAAGTCTGCCATGTTGTAGCCTTCAATGGCTTGCAACAAAGAAAAGTTTTCGCTTGCACCTACTGTGTAGGCAGAAGAAGAAGTAACACCCAAGTAATTTGCAAAACCAGCGGGAGGTGTTACAGAACCAGCATTTTGTTGAACTGTATATTTATTGTTTACGCTTGCTTGCGCGTAATATCTATCAAGGGTATAAACACCATTACCGCTAACACTAGCCCCCGCATTACGCTGGTCAATCACCATCGCTGAATTTATCAACCTATTTTTAAACCCTGTGTACTGGGCGTTAGTACTCAGCAGACCTTGGTCAACTTGCGTTAAAGCCATGTTTGTTCCTTATGCAGTGTAAGTGCCTGATGTTGTAAAGGTGTGGATGGTATAGCCGTTGGCTGTTGTAATAGTTCCGCCTGTTCCACGTTGTTGACCTTGATAGGCAACAATCACAATACCAGAGCCACCACTACCTACAGCGTTAGGAGAACCTCCTTGTCCGCCACCACCTCCGCCAGTATTTGCAGTGCCAGAAGTTGCATCCACAGTTATTGCAGTTTGTGCGCCCCCTTTTCCGCCTCCGCCTAAACCACCTAAACCACCTGCTGGACTATTTGCACCATTCCAATAACAACCTCCGCCACCGCCACCGCCATAAGCAGTTGGTGTACCAGAAATATCACTAACAATGCCATTACCACCATTACCACCTTGAGCCAAATTAGCGGCACCTGCCGAACTACCGTTACCCCCAGCACCGCCACCGCCACCGCCACTTCTAAAATTAACTCCGTCAGAACCGCCTTGTCCCCCATTGTTGCCTTGGCCTGCTGTTCCCGCACCCCCATATGTAGATTGATTTTGCCCGCTGTAAGACCCAGAACCTCCCCCAGACCCGCCAGACAAACCAATTATTAAGGTGCTTGAACCTGTATCAGAACCACCGCCCCCGCCACCACCAGTAGCAGTTAACGAACCAAACACAGAATTTTGCCCAGAACTTCCTTGTGTAGATGTACTTCCAGCGCCGCCACTTCCTATGGTTACTGTATATGCCGTTCCAGATGTCAGCGCATAAGCAGAATATTGAAGTACTCCGCCCCCACCACCTCCACCACCACCGTTATATCTTCCGCCACCGCCACCGCCAGCAACAATTAAAAGACGGGCTAAATACCCGCCAGTAATGCCAGTAGCGCCTAATACCGATACGTTTACTGCGTTTGTCATGCTAGTTGCTCCTCAGTTGGGCGTGGCAATGTCGGGTGTTCCCACTTGGCTATGTAATCGCCTTTGCCGTCAGAGTCGTTTTGTAGTGTGATTACAGTCATAAAGTCATGGTCTGTAAGTTGTGGGTATAGGGTTTTAATTTTTTCTGGTAATGTCATCATGCGCTCCTTACCATTGATGCTTGAAAATAAGAAGCCAAAAGATTGCCTCCTCTTGTCCAAGCGTTTGCGCCAATTGCATATAGTTCAACATAATCCGTTGAACCATTAAAATAGACTAAAGTTGCTATTGATGCGCTTGGGCCAGAAGATGTATCTGATTTATAGTTTTGTCCGTATTTAAATGCGGAACCATTTTTATAAACAGCAACCAAAAAATATCCGCTAGCAGAATTAGCCGTACTTTCCGCACAGCCGTTTATTTGATAGTATCCCGCAACTGTTGGAGTAAATCGATAGTTTGTTGAAGCGTCATAATTGCTATTTGTGTCAAATTCTTCAGTGTTATATTGCATTTTTGTCCAAGTGCCAGCACTAATGCTTTGAGTTGCATTTGGCCCCGCACTGAATGCTGGCCCATTACCCGCCACACCTGTACCCAACTTAGCCTGAGTAACAGAAGCATCAGTTAAATACGTAGAGTTAACAGCACCCGCAGTAGCAGGAATAGCATTCAACACCGAACTTACATAGAAGCTCTCTGTGACTACTGAATCGCCTGATGTACAGGCGTTGTTTAGAACTACTGTCGTTCCTGTAGTGGCTGTGTAGTCTGTAGATACAAGGCGTACTCCGTTTCTATACACATCAATGTAGCCAACGGTATAAGAAGGCACACTGAATGATGTCTGCCCCGCTGTCGCTGTGAAGTTCGTTACTGTTCTGTAGGCTGTAGTCGTTACTCCGCTGGCTGGGATGCCAAGGTATCTGACGCTGATGTTTGAAGTACCGCTTGGTGGCGCAGCAGAGAAGGTCAGGGTTGTGCCTGATACAGAATAGGTTGATGGGTCTTGGAGTACACCAGTAACCGCTACGATGATTGAAGACGTGTTGGCAGGAGCCACCGTCATGGTGAACGCTGTTTGTGAGCCTGTCCCTGAGAACGTATCGGTCAGGAAGGCTATTGAGATGGGGCTATTGCCTATGTAACTCATGCTGTGTATGTCCCGCTTGATGTAAAGGTGTGGATGGTATTTCCACCGCTTGAAGTTACTGTTCCGCCTGTTCCGCGTTGTACTCCAGCGTAAGAAATAATTACAACTCCTGAACCGCCACTACCACCAGTTCTTCCATTACCAGAACCACCGCCACCTCCTCCTGTATTAGCCGTTCCAGCCGTGCCATTTCCAGCATTATTTCCGCCAGCACCGCCACCACCTGTGCCACCAGCAGCGCCAGCAGCGCCTACATATGCGCCTCCACCACCGCCCCCAGCGTAATAAACAGATGAGCCAGAAATAGAATTTGCTGACCCAATACCACCTGCTGTCGGTGCAGCGCTAGATGCTGTGGCTGCTGCGGCTCCTGCGCCTCCACCACCGCCAACACCATACGGGCTTGATATAAATCCACCATTACCCCCGCCAGCATTACCCTGTCCAGAAGTTCCTGAACCGCCAGCATTTGTTGCTCCAGCGTCTGCGGCTGCTCCCCCACCAGAACCACCACTTAAACCGGGTTGAGTTGTTCCTCCACCCGGACCTGTTGTTCCGCCACCGCCGCCACCAACTGCTCCCGTAGAACCGTTAACCAACGAGCCAAAAGTTGAATTCGTCCCGCTTGAACGCGTTCCGCTATCACAAGCACTTCCAGTACCACCAGCCCCTACAGTAATCGTATATGCAGTTGAAGTGTTTACTGACGTAGTAGAAGATAAATATCCGCCAGCGCCCCCGCCCCCAGAGCAGCCTGCACCGCCGCCAGCAACAACAAGATAAGTTACGGTATAACTAGCAGCGCTAGAAAAAGCAATCCAAGAAGATGTTGTGCTGCTATACCACTCCAGTTGGTTTAGTGTGGTATTTAAACCGTATTGACCATTAGACGGAGAAGCGGGTCGCCCAGCAGTAGTCCAAGAAGCGGTAATATTTCCACTTGATGGTGAAGTTAACGGATTGGTTAACCCGTTTGTACCTATAGTGCTGATTGGCATATTAAGCCCTTGTTATTTCTTTCCAAGACGTAGTTGTCTCGTCCCACTCGTAGAACTTGTCGTCTGTTGGCATCGGTGTTGGTGCGCCCCATAGACAAGTCTCATCGTTCAATACCCAAGATGGATAAGGCTTTGGTGAGATGAATGCGTCTTTTGTGCGGTCGTATGAATAGCCAATACCAGCGTAGTTCTTACGCAGTGGAGTACCGCCATTACGATGCTGACCACCATATGTGTTGTACGAAGTCTGAATCCACTCACCGGGACTTGAGTCCACAAATGTTTGAAAGAACTCAGGTTCAGCAACGATAACTTGTGTAACGATGCCGTCTACTACTTTTGCAAAATGTGACATGTGTTTTTCCTTTATGCTGTGTAAGTGCCAGAAGATGTGTAAGTCAAGATGGTATTACTACCAGAGGTTGTAACTGTTGGTGAGCCTGTTGTAGTGCTTGAGTAGTTTGCTGTTGGAATGGACAAAATGACCACGCCAGAACCACCTGCACCACCAGCCCTGTTAGAAACGTCTGCTTGAATAGAACCGCCTCCACCTCCACCTCCAGTATTAGCAGTTCCAGCAGTTCCACTATTGTCAGTACCGCCTGTTCCACCACCACCTCCACCACCTGAGCCGCCAGAGCCAGCAGTTCCACCGTTATATGTTCCACCACCACCGCCACCAGAATAGGTTACAGAAGAACCCGTAATTGAAGAAGCAGTACCAGCACCGCCAGCACCACCAGTAGTTGTTGTTCCCGCCGTTCCTACAGCAGATGCACCGCCGCCGCCACCTCCACCATAGTTAGGCCCCGTGCTTGCACCACTTCCACCAGCACTTCCTTGTCCAGATGTTCCTGCACCGCCGGAGCCACCAGAGCCACCACCACCAGAACCTCCTGCTATACCAGACCCATTACCATCTCCAGCCGCACCGCCTCCACCTGTTGCAGTAATAGAGTTAAATACTGAGTTACTGCCGCTCGTTCCAACTACACCGCCACCACCTGTTCCAACTCCTCCAGCACCGCCAGAACCAACTGTGATGGTATAACTTGTTCCTTTTAGTAAAGTCGATGTGTTAGTTAGTAAACCGCCAGCACCGCCACCGCCGCCTCGTCTACCACCGCCACCGCCACCGCCAGCAACTATTAAATAACTAACGGCATAGATAGGCGCTGTTGTCCAAGTAGGAGCGGAGCCAGAACCAGCAGAAGTTAAATATTGTCCAGATGTACCAGCAGAACCAGTAAGAGTTAAACCCGTAGTTATGTTTGGCGATACTAGTACAGCGCCTTGGCTTGGAGCCATTACCTGAGTTATCGGGCTTGTGTAATAAACATAAATGTTGTTAGTGCCGCTCAACGGAGCAGAAGTAAATGTGATGGTGTTGCTGCTTACTGTGTATGCTGAACTGGGATTCTGGGCTACGTTATCAATCGTAACTTGGACTTGAGCCACAGATGCGACTGGGCGAGACAGCGTGAATGCCGTGGTTGACCCGTTACCACTGAAATAATCAATGGCTGGTGTGAAAGCCTGCGTGGTGTTGGTGTTTCCTATGAAAGCCATGTTATGCCGCCAATAAGACAGAGACCACTACATCAGCCGATGTTGCCGCGCTTGATACAACCTTCAGCGCATCAGACGCAATCAGCACAATCCTGTTACCTTGAATCACCTCTAGCGAACCACCCACGGGGACAGTAGCAGTCTTAACCAAGTAGTAGTCCACCGCAGAACGGGTGAAGTACACATCACAGGTGATAGGGGAAGTTGTTGTGTTAGCCACCACCAGACTGGCTACAGCCGCCGTAGTAGCAGAAGCCACTGTCGTTAGGGTAGAAGCAGATGTGCCAACATTCTTGGCTACGTAGGAGGTATTGGTATAAGTTGCCATATCAGCCCATCATAAAAGAGAGAAAGTACGCTTGGTCTGCTGTAGCCGCATTGTTAACAGCCCATGTTGGAGTCGTACCATTTGAAGTTAATATGTATGTGTTAGCGCCGATGCCCAACTTAGACAACGCAGTGCCAGAAACGTAGTAAACCATGTCACCAGCGGTATAACTTGTCAGACCTGTACCGCCATAGTTACTAGCAATAGTCCCGCCTTGCCATGTACCGTTACTGATGACCGTAGTGCCAAGGTTAAGAGCGTTAGTGCCCCAAGTCACATTCTCAGGAAGAAACCCGTGTACGTCCCATGTACCTGCAACCGTGCCGTTGGACAGCAATACAAGTTCAGCCGCACCACCAGATGTAATCGTTCCAATAGCGCCAGTGGCGTAGTCTTGGAGAGTCAGTGTTCCAGTTGCGTTGTTGTTGAACACAAACGCCACACCTGTAGTCAGGGTAGTCGCATCGGGCATCGTATAGGTCTGGTTGCCCGTGCCGTTCAATGTCTGTGAGTAACTAGATGCCGCTGTCAGGGCTGTTGTACCGCCTGCCGCTGATACCGCTGTGTTGGATTGGTTTAAACGGTTTACTGCTACGTTCTGGTTGGCATCTCTCAGCATTACCGAGTTAGCACCACTTGACGAAGTCACGCCTGTGCCACCATAAGCCACGCCTACAGTTGTACCTTGCCAAGTACCAGAAGACACAGTACCCAACGCACTTACGTTATCAGATGCGTCTAGGTTTACAGACTTCTCAGATGGATAGGTTACAAAGACATTGACTGTGCCACTGAATGTGACCGCTGTTCCAGAGTTACTGGAAGACAGAATGGTTGTTCGTGTAAGAGTCGGGCCAGTAGTTGAGTAAGTGCCAACACCAACTTCCCAGTTGCCAGTAGCATCAAAGGAAGAGTAGTACGTCGTATTCCCGTTGCCAACGACAGCAAAGGTTTGAAAGCCCGTGACAGAGCCCGATAAGGTAAAACTTACCGTGGTGTTGGCTGTGCCAGTCTGTTGTACCCGGTCATTAAGGGCTAGAGCCATTTAAGACTCCTTAAGAAGTCGCAGTAGTCGAATAGGTAACAGTTACGGTATCGCCAGAAGTAACAGTCTTGGCAGTGCTGAAGTTGCCTTCTGAGTACAAAGTACCCGCAGTGCTAGAGATTGTGCTGACTGCGCCAGTACCTGTCACCAAGAAACATCCATACACAGTAGCAGAACCTGTCATTGTGTAGGTGATAGCCGTAGCTGTTGACGTAGTGACGTTTGATGGAGTCGTGCCAGATGAACTAGCCGCTGCAAATACTGCCGTACCGCGAACTGCTGAACCGCCCACAGTGTAGGTAGTCAACTCAGTCCATGTCTTAGAAGTCATGGTGTCTGCGGCTGCATACGTGGTGCTGTTGTTAATCAGACCTAAGAATGGGCCAACTGTGGTGTATGTACCAGATGTGCGGAGCAGTGTGTTTAGCAACAACTCTTTACCAACGGCTACGACCAAGTTAGGAAACTCATCTTCCCACTTGAGGTTGCCTTCAGCGTCGCGGCAGACAACATGGTACTGACCATCAATGCCCATACCTTCTGGGATGGATGCGTTTGCTTGCAGTGTGGCTACGGCGTTATCGCCAAAACCGGATTGTTCTTTGTGCATATGTGCTCCTATGAGAGTCGGATGATTGCAGACGTATTAGTGACTGCTGGGAATTGTACGGTGAATGTGTTAGTTGAGGTCTTATCTGAACCAAAATCTAGTACACAAACCGCTGGGTTAGTCGTGCCATTTGCCAAGTAAATCAACGCACCTCTTGCAGTGATTGCGCCAGTCCATGCTGCGTTTGTAAAAGATATATAGGCTGTAGAACCAGAGTTACCAGTAGTTGGAACTTGGGAGATAGCCAGAACCTGTCCACCTGCCGCGTAGTTACCACCAGATGCTTCACCCGTGCTTGTGTAAGCAGTTGTGTCTTGGTTTAGTGTGGCTGCGTTGGTATACAGAGCAATCTTGAAAGTCTGAGTTGTACCCGTACCAAAATCAAACGTGCCATCAAGCAAGCCAACTAAGAACGTATTGGTTGTCCAGTTACCTGTGAACGCCATTATCTAATCCCCGTATTTTGTGGTAGGGGTGCTTCACGGTATTGCCCAGAGCGATAAGCATCGCTACGCTCCAGACCATCACCAAGGCGTTTAGCCAAACCAAGCGCTTCTTTGTACTTGAGTTCATAAAACGCCATAATGTCTGCCTCGCCCTTCATGTAGGTATACGCCTCAACTAGCGAGCCATACAAAAGGACTGTGTCAAAGTTATCGCCCAGCCAAGTCTGACCAGAGGCCGTGACGGTAATTGACTCTGGGTAATAGTAATAATGCAACTCTACAGAGTAAGACGCATCTGGTGTTGGGCCAACAATGAATGAGAGTTCATTGGTAATTGTGCTGGTGTTAACAGTTGGACCAAACAACGCGTAGTATTTTGGGATACCTGTATCCGAAGTTGGGTTTGGATACGCCTGACGGATGAAGTTCACATCCTTGTTTAGTAAATACTCATACGCGCCAGTAGCATCAATCACAGCCAAAGAATAAGTAGACAAGAAGTCTGTAGGGCAAGACAAATACTTATTAGCAGATGTAACAGACCCCGTCACGTTCTTACGCAACGACGGAAACTGAACAGAGTTGTATATACGCTGTTCAGCCTGAGTAATAAAGCGATTGATCTGAGTCGTTGAAGACACAGTACTCCCATCCGCCAAAGTGGTAGACGGAAACGTATTTTCTGTATACGTTTGAATCGCTGTTATTAGTTCCGTGTAGGTCACGCCATCGGTCCTCTGCACATAACGCCCTTAGTAGCCGCGCCAGCACCACGCATCTTGATGCCGGTAGTTTTGACGTTATCAGCGGCTGGATCACCAGCGCTTACTCGTTGTGCAACTGTGTATGGGTTTACACTTTTAGCAGACAAAGTATTTGGGTCTACAACGTTTGCTTTTTTATTAGCTTCGCCATGTGGCTGGGCGTAGAAGGCACCATCACCAACTTCTTTACCCATTATTTTTTTACTAAAAGTAGCCATTATTTGCCCCTTTGGTTTGCAACGCGAGCCATGTTACGCCCCATAGACTTCATCATGTCGGTTGTTACACCACCCTTTTTGAGCTTAGTCATAGGCTTGCCGGGATGCAGTTTCTTTTCGTGCTTGTGCACAGCACCTGCGATCATTTTCTTATCCTGTTTTAAGTCTTTCTTGTCCATCTTTAGCTCCTAAGTTACGCTAACCGTTACTGTACCTAATTGCACCACTAAAGCCAAGTCATTTGGCGTCAATGACGCATCAAAACTACTCGACCCACCTACTGGTGCCCAACCCCATTGGAAGATTCGGCTACCACCTTCATTTGTTCCTGTGCCACTTTGTGTAGTGCCACCGTTCACATTCGTCTGCAACCCGCTGTTTCCAGACAAAACATAACTCCTGTCAGGGCGTGGATTTCTCAACGCCTGTGGGTCGTCCACGGGGAACATACCCAACTGCAACTGTGGATGGTCTGGGTCCCAACACTCTGGGCACACCAACAAGTTGTAGTTCTTTAACTTGATAATCTCAGTCTTCAAAACCTTCAACTTGAACCGCTGACCACAGCGGTCACACTCCGAAATCGCATATTTGCCAGAAGCAAAACGATTACCCATGACTACCTCCCGATGTAGGTCTGTCTAGGAACCAAACGTAATGCTGCCTTCTCATGATCTTCGTACGCGGCAAGTTCCCAAGCCTCGTCATACTGCGCCTTTAACATGCCAATTCGCTCCATACCCTGTGGTACTTTGCCAGCGATATAGTACGACAGCCCAGCCGCCATACAAGGAATAAATCTAAACGGCACGTCCATAATGTTCACACCACCACCAGCATCCTGAGTGCGGCGTAGACGCCAATACACAAATGTGTATGCTTGCGAGTTATCAGGAGTAGGCCAAACAGTTATGGCTGGAACTTGTTGCCAGTACACAGTAGCCGCAGCCGTATGAGCCGCCGCAATAGTGTTTTGCTGACCACGGAAACAGTTGTACAAAGTACCGCTAATAGCGTTTGTGTTCTGGATGATGTATCCGTAATTGATAATCTCGTTATCAATCTTGATAAAGCCTGATGCGGGTAAACCCGTAACATCACTCAGCACGATCGTGTCTGATGTACTTGTGATGGTTGTAGTCAGCGTAGATGTTATAGGCGAAGTCTGCCCGTTGTAGCGCTGAATCCAAACCTGAATAGGTCTGGCTTGGGTTAACTTGTTTGGGATCGTTGCGTAAGTAGAAACACTAATACGCGTGATTGTCAGGTCGGCTTGGTTGGTTGTGTTGTTTGCGTCTGTACGAATCAAATGCTCAAGCAAGTCAATCGTATCGTTTGGCAGGGCGTAGGTGTTCTGACCGGGAACTAGAGTGATAGACCCCGGCTCAATAGTCCACATATTGATACCACGGTTTGCCCAATCAGCAAACATGATGTTGAGACTACGACGTGCAGTGCGCAGGTCATATCCAGTGCGCAGTTCACTACCGGCGCGTTCAAACGCCTCCTCGACCAACTCAGTGAGGTCGAGGTTAAAGCCTACTGCGCCTGACGTATTTGCCATTACTTGGCTTTCTTCTTACGAGTTGAGGTTTCTTCGGCAAAGTGTGCTTCAATTTCCGCTTCAGTAGGCTCAACAATAGGAGCAGGTAATTGAGCAGCAACCTTAGCGACCAAGGCTTCTAATGTAGGGTCTGTAGCACCATACAGCGTATGGTATTCATTTGCTTTAGAACGAAGAGCATCAAGAACGATTGCGTCTTCTTCGGTGGTTAGGGTGAATTGAGACATAGTTTTCCTTACCTAAAATTTGCGGTTTTCTTAGCAACACTTTTTGGTTGCGCTACGAATTGTTTTCCGGCTTTTTTGCCAGCGCGTTTCGCACGCGTTGTTGCAGCATACTCAGCAGGGCTGAGACTTTTGATCGCAGCTTCTGGAAGGTATCGCTCACCTGTTTTACTAGACGGTTTTCCACTTTTGGTTCTCCATTTTTGGTCACCCCAGTTTTTTAAGGACTGCTGTGGCGCTTTCAATCTCGGTAACCTCCGCCCGATGCCTTGTACTTCTTGGCTACAAGCTGGGCCTTACGTGCTGACCATTGTCCCGCACCGGTACCTTGAGTTGCTGCGGCTTTTACCTGAGACACAATCCGCTTACGCAGACTGGGTTTTGTGTAGTTGCCAGCGGCGTTAACTTTCCCACCCTCGGCGTACTGTGTGAAGTCGGTGTCATCCCTTCGGGCAGTCTTCTTGCCTTTGGGCATTTTGGAAGGGCGCATAGCGCCCATACCGCGACTTGACATCATTTAGTACATCTTCCCACGGGTTTTCCCCTTAGTGCAACATCCGTCTGCACGAGCAGAAGCCGAACCACCTTTAGCGTAGGTGTCGCCCATAGCATTTGTTTTGCTAGTCTCTGTATCGCTTGACGGCGGCTTTGCAAAACCTTCTGCTGGGTTTCTACCCGCACGTTCGGCTGGGGGTTTAGCGTAACCTTCAGCCTTTAGAGGCTTACCGTCAACGCGAATACCACTGCCGGGTTCTTGGGCCTTTACTTTCCCTTTAGGGATTGGCTCATCCACCGGTGTGGAGTCTTCGTATTTATAGTCTTTAGCCATGATTAACACATCCTTCCTTTGGTCTTACCTTTTTGAGCAATACCATCAGCGCGTTTAGAAGCAGAGGAAGCCATGCCGCCAGAAGCCATCTTCTTGACTGCGCCGCCTTTTTTGAAGCCGTCTTCACTACCACGGGGGCGTATAGGTACATTGAACGCGCCAGCGAGGTTACGAACGCGGTCAACTTCAGAAGTATCACGCTCCATGCCTGTGGGGGCACGAGACACATAGTTACGCATACCTTCTTCGGTAGTGCTGTTGGCTTGTGGCGTACGGCGGGGCACATAGTTACGCATACCTTCAGCAGTCGTACTGTCTGCCTGTGGTTGGGTTGGCATAGTTACACCACGGCCAGCGCCAGCCATTGAAGTTGTACGAGTACCACGACTCATACCAGCCTCAGCATTACGAGGATCACGGGGACGAGTGCCACGACTCATACCAGCTTCATCGTCAGCAGAAATGGTAGACCTAGAACTGGGAGTGGGAGTGGGAGTGGTTGCGCGTGCGCGTGAAGCCGTTGGGCTAGTACGGGGGCCTGAGTTGCGGTAGTTTTCGTCGGGTTCTTTCTCAGACATGCCAGTATCTCTACGTGGCAAGTCCTTGATACCTTCAAAACCTTCGGTGTCCATACCAGATGTGTCCGAACCCTTCTTGCCTTTAGACAACATCATGCCCAAGGCTCCAAGAGCGGCTAACCCTGCTAAATCTTTTCCTCTTGCCATGATGTGCTCCTTAGCAATATTTTTTAGCCATGCCGCCCTTGGCGAGCATTTTACCTTTAGTCTTACCTTTAACGGCAACACCATCGGCGCGAGAAGAAGCGGAACCGCCAGCAGCCATTTTCTTCATGCCGCCTTTTTTCATACCCGCCATATCAGCCATAGGGGTAGGCTTTTTCATGCCGTCCTTAGCAGTACTCATACCGGCCTTCATTGTTGGCTTGCCCATTGCTGAAGGCTTTGCGTCCTTCTTCTTAGCCATCATTGCCATAAATCCGGGATTCATTTTTGTAGCCATACGGCCTCCTTGTTTAAAAAGTGCCATTGCGCCATGATCGGTCTTTGGCTGGTTTACTACTTGACGATCTGCTCTAGTGCCACTGCCACCAGAGCCAAACTTCATTCCCTTACTCTTGTCGCTGAACTCAGCGCCAACAGACTGGGGTACACCCACTTTCTTGGCAAACCCTTTGTTGTGGGCTACCGCGTCCATGAATTTCTTTTGTTTTTCACTCACCGCTGGCATCTTTGTTCCCCTTGCGGTTGAACCAGCCTTGTACCGTATTGGTTTCCCAAATACGAATACCCACCCAAATAATACTTAGGATGGCGGATAGTGAAGGTAGCATTTCGGTAAGTGTTCCAATAACCGTGATGAGCGACAGCCCATCAATGAATTGTTTAGCAGTTTCGTGGTTATCAGTCATTTCAGCACATCCTGCCTTTAGTCTTACCCTTTTGGGCTATACCGTCTGCGGAGTTCACATACCCACCATCAGCGCAGTTCCACGCTCTAAGGCTCTTGTTGATCCTAGAGTTCGGGTCGTTCGCTGTTTTTGCGGATGTCAATTTCTTTTTCATCCCACTCATACGGGCGCAAAAAGAGTCGCGCCTTGAGCCGCCCTCGGGTTGCGGCGGTTTCAAGTTGTGCCCTTCGCGTTTCGCAGAGGCTCGGCCCTTGGCGTTCAGCCCGCCGTTGGGGTTCTTGCCTTCTTTGCGAGTCCATGCGGCACTAGCCATAGAACACCGTAATAGATGAGCTAGTTGGTAAGACTACATAAAACCCGTTTTCAAACAAAACGCCTTCTGCGGGAATTAGCGTAGCAATAACAGCAGTGTTAGTTGTAACGTGCAGGGTTAAAGAGTTCCTACCAGCATTTGTAGTAGCGTTATCGTAAAACTGAATTTCTCCAGCCGTGCCACCGGGGGCTACTTGATAGCCACGAACTCTGGTTCGACCCGCATACCCTACACCACTTGCGTCTAAATGGACGGCTTTTACGTCGGTTTGCATCATAATCAATCTCCTTGTTTAAAAACAAGGGGCCGAAGCCCCTAGGACTGATTAGTCAAAGTTACCGTATGGGTAAGTTGTAGTTGTACCGATGTTGCCATCAGGCTGTGTATAGCGGATTGTGAAGTAGTAAGTACCACCGGTAATCGCCACGTTAGTGCCGTTAATAGACGCTACTGTGAACACAACTTGCGACAGGTTTGGCTCGCCGTTTATCTGAATGATATCGGTAGAAGTTGCTTGCTGGTTAGCCAACTGAGTTGCAGTAAACGCATTGAATGATTGACGACCCACTGCTGGAGAAGTTAATACTGCTGTTTGTGCGTATGTGCAAGTGCCTGCGGCAGCAACATAATTGTTGCTTACGTTAACTTGGACAGAAGTCAAAGTACCGCTTGTGAAGGTGGTGACAACGCCAATGTCAACAAACATATCATTGATTTGGCTACCTGCGGGGAGGTAAGCAACATAACCACGGTACACGGTAGCAGAGTCAGCAGGGATGCTGGTTGCGGTCAGTGTGGTAGAAGTGCTTGGCGTGTAAACAGTTGCTGAACTGTTAGGGATGCCGTTTGAGGCAATAAAAATACCGGAAGAGCCACCATATCCAGCAGTGTTTGCTGTGGTGTTAGCAATGTTTAGGGTTGCAGTTTGTACTAAATCTACGTAACCTACGTTACGAAAATTACCAAAACGCTGTGTGCCAGATAGTACTGGGCCTTCAAATGTGGAACGTGCCATGACAAAAAGTCCTTATGCAAAAGTAACTCTACCAATCGTTGCATCGTCTGCTGGGGCAGTCCGGTAGAGTCAATCACCCAGATGTTTGGAATATACACCATATTTCTATGATGTCAATAAAAAAGGGGGCTTGTGACCCCCTTTCTTTTAGTATGAACCTGAAGAGGCAAACATGCCTAAAGGATCAGACCAGCCGAACGAATAACGCTCGCGTGCCTTGTAGCGCACGTTGCCAGTATCGAAGTCACCGTCCATGCTGTTTTGCAACGGAGTACGGATAAAGTGCTTCAAACCGTTAGGTACGTCAGTTGTCAAGAACCAAGCGCTGGTGTCGGTCAAGTAATGGTTAATGGTGTATCCCTCTGGGATCGCGCCATTATTCTTGATCGCGTTGATGTCGTTGTTGTTAGTACCAACGCGGAGGCTGGTTTCTAACAGACGAGTAGCAACGAATTGCAGTGCTGGTGGGATGATCAACTTCTTAGGCTTAGCAGCGATCAACAGTCCACGCTCATCAGTCCAAGCAGCGATCTGGATAACGGCGGCTTCCAAGGAAGTCTCGTTCAAGTCGGTTTGGGTAGATGGAGTGTTGGAGTTGACACCGCCTGCAACCAAAGGATGAGCAGTAGAGAACAAAGGTTGACCGTCGCCGCCTGTATACAGACCAGAGAAGCCATTGTTCAACACGGCAGCAGCTTTGATCTGCTTGGTGTAAGCCATAGCACGAGCCAAACCTTTGGTGTAACGAGCAGACAAGCTGTCGTACAAGTTATCTTCAATCGCTTCTTCAGTGATTGAGAAACCCAAAGCAATGGTTTCGTGGTTGTAGCGAGTTGTCCATGCCTCTTGAGCATTATCATAAGCGATGGCTGAACCTTCGTTTTTGACTGGTGCGGCAGAGAAGCCAGACAGTTTAGTTTCTTCTTCGAACGAACGCTCAGAAGTCTCTGTTTCATAAATCTCTTTATGCTCTTCGCCGTAGCGAGCATACTCGAGACCAAACAAAGCATTCAAGCCGGGAAGGAGTTCTTTAAGTAGTTGTGCGCGTGAAATAGCCATTTGTATTTACTCCTTATGCAATGCTGGTGGCAGCGTAATACTGGTGTTGACCGAAGTTCAACTTAACCAGCAACTCTGGGTACTGTGCAAACACAATAGTCGAACTAGCAGCAAAAGCGGCTACAGGAGCTTGGTTTAACACAAAAGAAGTTGCGCCAGCAGAGGCTGCTGTATCAACAAACGAACCCGAAGGGATGTACTGACCGTTAGTAGCAAGTGAACCAACGTCTGTACCTACAGGCAATGCGAAAGGCAAAGCAGAGCAGGTAACAGTAGCGGTAGAAATGCTAGTGTAGGTAACAGAACCCAAGGTCACAACGGTGTCAGGCACTAAGCCCAAAACACGGATTGGCAACGCGTCGGTAGTAGCGGGTGTATCGCTAGGAGCTAACAAAGCGTTAGCAGAGTCGCCAGTATTTACGTTACCAGTGTTGTTGATCATTGCCAAGTTTTGGCCGATCATGGCGCGAGCGCCAGAAGCAACAGTAGTACCAGTATTACAAACGACAGCCTTGAACACTGTGTCAGGGTCATCACAAACGATAGCAACTGCATCGCCAGCCGTTGTTGAAGCGGGCCAGTATTGAGCAAATTGCTTTTGTTTGGTGGTTGGGTTTGTGTAAGAACAACCCAAGAAGACACCTGTAACAGTACCAAGAGTACCAGTGGAAACAGACAAGCGCTGTACATTACCACGGCTTAGACCAACGAGGTCACCGTAGAAAATGCTAGTCGAATATCCGTATGGGATCGGATATTCGCGGGTAGAACCTGCAAATACCTGACCACCGATCAAATTGATCGGCTTTAGCCCATATGGGGCGTTAACAACGGGGTAAGCCATTTAAGACTCCTTTAAAAAGATTTAAGTACCAGAACCAAATGTCACTTTTGTCGATTTTTCGGAAAACTTCGACATCCGTGGATCACTGTCTCTCATGAAGTTGTTATCTACAGATTCCATAGTGTCTTTGTTAACCTTCGCAAAGTGAGCTTCGCGTTGCTTCAAAAACTCCGACGGAATACTACAGAGAACCAAACCCCCCACCTCAATGTTGCCTTTAAAGCGACCGTCGGTAGAAGCGTGCAGCATCATTTCAGGATAATCTTCTGCTTTGCAGGGTTCATATCCTTCTCTTAACTTACCAGAAATGTTTTGCACATCGGATACACCCAACATGCTGGTTCTTACCCAGCGGTGTGTAATACCCTCGCGCGGATTAGGTGACGGCAATATCTCGGGAGCCCGCCATGCTGTAGGGCGGTTAGTTACAACGCGGTTTTCCAACTCGCGGCTCAATCTGTTTTGTGCTTTATCCATAATCATTCACCTCGTGTAAGTAATGCAACCTGTTTAGCGTATTGTTCTGGGGTAATCCCTAGTTTACGGGCTAACGTAACTTGAGACTGCTTCAGTTTTATACGACTTGGCGGTGTGCTTCGTGAGGCCGGGGCCACTGGCGAAGAACTTGGTTTTTGTGCACGGCGGGGAGTTTCCTCATCTGCCGGTTCTGATGACCTTTTTGGAGGCTCGTCATCTTCCTCGTTGCTCTGAGTATCGAAATACTCAGGAAATCTTTTTCGCATGGTACTGTCGATTCGCTTGAAGTAATCATCTGTACCAATATAGTCCGCACCATACTCCCTTTGCAAACGCTTGTCAAGCCCCATAGCAGCCATAGTCATTTCATCATCGGCACCAAACCAATCACTGTTGCTATCTAGCCACTTTTTGGTCTTTGGACTTACTTTAGTTTCTGCGGGTTGGGTAGCGGGTTGGAACTGACGCTCTTCAACCTCAATCGGCTTCATACCTTCGGCTTTGTCAATTTTCAACGTGGCTTTGGCAATGTCTTTTTGCGCGGCTACAAGCTCATCGGCGTTGCCAGCCTCATACGCATCCCGGTAGCGTTTTTCAGCGGCATCAAGTTCTCCTTGGGCTGCGCCCTTAGACGTCTCAATGTATGCTTTACTACCAGTAGACAACTGCTGCTGCAAACGTTTGTTTTCTTCAAACACTTGCCGTGCAAAATCTTCCGCCGCTTGGCGCTCACGTTCAGCGGCTTCTTTGGCGCGTCGTTCGTCGTGGTAACCACGTGTGAACTTCTTGATACGCGCTTGAACCTTTTCGTCGTACGAAGCAAGTTCGTCTTCCGTTGGGTCTTCGGGGGGCGTAGCAGCAGGTTTACGTCCACGGTCTTCGGGTGGCGTATCGTCTTCAATTTCTAATTGGAAATCGTCGTCCTTTTTAGCCTCGGCTTTCGCTTTATCAGGATCGGGTAACTCGTAAGACTCATCGTCAAATTTTGGTAATGCCATGATTTATCCTTTTTTATGCAGCACGGGTAATTCCGCGCGGGTCTTCGACAACGGCTTCGACCGAATCATCATTGATGATGCGAAATTCTCTACCGTGAATTTTCAAGCGGGTGCCTGAATTGGGGCGCACGATGACGAAATCACCTTGCTTGCAGCGGGCACCACTAGGGAACCGCGTCTTGTCTTGATATGCCTCTGGGCCTAACTTCACAACAAATAGTACTGGGGTCAGTACTTCTTCGTAGTACATCGTCTTACTGTCTTTAATCAGCCCAACTTCACTATCAGCATATTCCTCCATCGCCTCTGGTACTACGCAAAGCAACATAAAACCAGAAGGATCGGGCAACTGTTTGGCTTTCTCTTCGGCAGTCGTGTTGAGAATGCCAGAGAGGTCCACAGCGGATACATCAAACTCACTCATCGGAATACTCCATTTTTTGCACGAGGTCTTTGACAAGTTGTTCTGCATGTGTCAGACCCCGGATGACACCGCAGACATGCCGATACTCGGCGAAGTCTTTTGCACCTCCTCCTGCGAGGAAGGAAACTTGATCACCACGGAGCTTGTCGATCTCCGAAGCTAAATACCCAAATGTTTGATTGCTCACTTATTCTCCTTCTTTGCTCCGCGTTGAGCCGCCTGCACAGCCAGTTGTGCTCTATGCTTTGCGGCATCAAGACCTAAACGCACGCCTTCGGTTTGCTGTTGTTTCTGTAACTGATCGCGTTTAGCAGCAGATGTGGCGCTAACTTGCATAGCTGCTATTTGCATCTGTGCTTCAATGCGGGACTTCTCAATCTCCAACTGATCAGCCTTAGCCGCAGCATCAATCTGCTGCTTCTGCTGTTTCAACTGGAACTCTTGCATCTTCAACTGCAACTCTTGCTGTTGCATCTGAACGATTGGGTCCATAGCTTTCTGCTGTGCGGATTGTTGGGCGGCTTCTTGTTTGTTCTGCTGTAACAACTGTTGTGACGCTTGCGCGGCAGCGATGGCGATTTGATCTGCCATGTCTTTTGGTACGGGTGGATGGTCCTCGTGTTTGTCTTGCATCGGTGGCAACGAGAAGCCCATTGATTTCTCAACCTGCAAACGGTACTCAAACGCGACGTGCTCGTTGATATGCGCCATCGCAGACGCCATGATCGCCTGCGCTTGTGGATTGCCCTGCATCATCATTTGAATCTTGGGGTCTTGAACCGCAGACATATGCACAGCGATGTGTGCTTGGTGGTTCTGCTCAAGGAACGCCTTGACCGGCTTCATAGTCAGCAGGTTCATGTTCTCTTGCACAGGGTCAATCGGCTTGACATCATCCTCAGTCGGGATGAGTTTGTTTGCGTTCTTGATGCCCAACACTTCTAACATCTGACGATGCAAGAGTGGTAAGTCATACAACTGTGGTGCAGACTGCGCAAGCTGTAGTGCAGACTGATACTGAACAATCTTCTGCGCCATCGTTGACGCGTTAGGGTCGCTCACTGGAATCACGTCTACTTTGTCGTAGTCGGACTTCTTCGCCTTGCGACTGCCATCAACTGGCTCGTAGTCATACTCATCAGGTGTGTAGTCGGCGATGATGACTTTGAGTAACTTGAACTCTTGTCTCATCGTGAAGTGCATACGCGCTTGCACAGCACCCATCACCTTGAGTGTTCTCTCAAGAATAGCCAGTGTTGTTCCCACAGGAGCTTGTGCGCTCATGTCGGACACGTTCATATCTCCACTCGATGCAAACGCACGACCTTCTTCCACGATCTGCTGGAACAGCGCAAACAAAGTTTGGCTTGGCTCTTTATAAGGCAGGGGGAGTATGTTGTCGCGGATAGAACCGCTTGGGACGTCTACGTCCCTGAACTCTCCGGGTTGAATCGGTGTGTCATCACCTTTAATCCGAAGTCCTCTTGATTTAAGTCCTCCGGGGAGATTAGATAAAGTGCCCGCGTCAACAAGTTGGCGGATGAGCATCGTTGCTGATTTTGCATATCCACCAATGAGGTGGATGAGACCATACCCGTAGAAACCAAAACCGGGGATGTATTGGTAGTGGACAAAGTGCTGTCGCTTGAGGTGGAGTTCATCTCCTTCATACCAATTTCTCCTTATGGCTAACACTTTACGTGTGCCCTTTTCGATGGTTACAACATAAGGCAGACCGATGCCGGTCTCCTCGCCCTTTTTGTTCTTGTGCTCAAACCCCTTGAGGTCTAAGTCAATGTGCATCTCAAGCACGCGGTAACGCTCATCATCGGTTGCGGACAGGCCAGTCTCTTCGGCTTTCTGCTTCTCAATGTCATCCAATTCAAACGTAGGCTCACCAATATCTACATCACTGTAGAACCCCGCTTCTTGTAACTTAACAATCTCATTCTCAGTCTTACGCATCACGTGCGTTACACGCTCTGCTGTCTCAAGGTTACTCGCACCGTAGGGCACAACGATGTCTTCAGCAGGTATGAACACCGCCATCTGACGCCCCTTGCTTGGGTCGTAGTACACCTTCTTAAATGCCGAACCAGTGATGGGCAAGTTCCACAACATTTTCTCGTGCTCTGGACGGTACTCATACATCACTTCCGTCAACTGGTAGTTCATGTCGTCGCGCACGCGAGCGGCAGCTTCTTCAATCTCAGGTGTGTCTTTGCCGATGATGACGGTCTTCACAGGTCCCATTGCTGGGAATGTTTCTGTAATTCCTTCAGACTGGAATCTGACCACAGACTCTGTAAGCATGGGGTGGAACACCCCGCACGCGCCCTGCCAAGGTTCTGTTCTGTCTTCGTAGTTCAGACCCAGTAACTTCAAGCCATCTACATATGTCTTTATCCAATCTCTGCGGTCCATGATGTCTTTATCAAAATCCGCAACCAAATCTTCTGCCAACGACTGCAAGTCATTGTCGTCCATGTACTCTGCTAAGTTGGCATCAAAGTCATCAGCCGTTTCTTTCTCGGGCTTGAGGTCAATCTCTAGGCCGCCCATACGAATACCAACCGATTCGGGGTCCTCAATCTCAATTTCAAAATCAGGACCCATGTCACTGATTCCTTCATCTAAACCTAAGGGGGCGGCGTATAAACTTTTTTCCATTTTTAGTCCTTAAACGGTGTAGTACTTCTCACGGCGGTAGCCTTTGAAATATTTGGTGTCTTCTTGTTCATCATTAGGTAGACGCAAGTAACCCCCTGAGCGGAACCTCATCAGCGCAAGTGTCATTGAGTCAACCAAGTCATCGTGTTCCCCAGATGGAAAGGACGCAACTTCGTCCACGAGTTCTTCCGCCCATCGTGTCTGCGGTGCCCATACTTTACCCGATGCAAACAAATCTGCAACACTGTTTAGTCGGGTGATCTTGTCTTGTCCTTTTCCCGGACTGTATTCCTGCACTGGAATACCCATCGCACGGAACTCTTGAATCAACGGCGCACCTGCCGCTTTCTTCTCAACAAGGAACGAGTCTGGACTCCATTCTTCCCATTCTTCAAGCGCCCACTTCTTCAACTCAGGGAACTCCACACGCTTCTTACCTGCGTTGAGCAAGATGATGTTAGGTAGACCTCGGTCCTCGTCGTTGTAGAACACACCCCACGTAGTACACGCGGAGTAGTCGTTGACCTTGCGCATCTCATGCGCCGTATCCCAAGACTGGATGATGAACTCACATGATGGAGGCCGGTCGTCTTCCCACCACTTCCACCACTCTCTCTTAATAATAGCGTTCGTATCCGAGGTAGGCTGCTGCTGGTACTGCGCCATCCACTTGCCTGAGGGCAATTCTTCCCGAAGCGCCTTCAATTCTTTCTCAGACCAGAACTCAGGCCACAACGGTTTGTCGCTAGGCAGAATCGCAGGCAACTCAATCACCTTCCACTCTTCACCACCGCGCTGGGCGGCGGACTTGAGCACCTGAGCAGTCAAATCTCGTAGCGACCAACGCGTCATAACTATAACAATCGCCCCACCCGGCTGTAGACGCTGACGCGGACCTGACGTATACCACTCATACACCTTGTCGTACACCTCTGGGTTGTACGCACCGATCGCCGCTTCCTGTTCTGAGTGCGGGTCATCTATTATTAGTACGTCCGCGCCCTTACCAGTGACCGCACCACCCACACCAATCGCAAAATAGTCGCCGCCGTAGTTGGTATTCCACCGTCCAGCCGCTTTTGAGTCCGTTTGTAGCTCAATCTGGGGAAAAATCCGCTTATAAACCTCGGAATCCACCAAGTTACGCACTTTTCTACCGAATCCCGTGGCTAATTCCGCTGTATGGGACGTCTGAATCACCTTTTTCTGGGGAAATTTACCCAAAAACCAAGCTGGGAGCAGGTATGAGGCGAATTCTGACTTCGTATGACGGGGTGGCATGTTAATAATCAGGCGTTTTACCTCACCATTAGCCACTTCCTCAAACGCTTGTGCCATTCTCTCGTGGTGTTTGCCATGAATAAACGCAGGCCAGACCGCATGAACGAACTCCATGAAGTCTTCTTGTGCCTTAACTCGGACCTTTCTAGTCCGCAGTTCTTCCAAAATGTCGGTGATGGCTCCCTGCTCATCTTTAGGGAACCTCTTTATTAGTGCGTGCAGTTGTACCGTAGTCAGGTTCTGGATTGCCTCAACCGCCTTCGGGTTTTGAAACAGACTATTCAGTGCTGTCATTCGTTTCTTCCAACTCGCCACCCACAAACCCCAACTCGGCGTCTATATCTATTACCTGAACTGCTGGTGCCTTGGACACCACATCCATACTCGTCACATTCTTAGCTTCCACATCAATGATGTCGCCCAAGTATTGAGACAGCTTACTTGCCAACTCATTCTCAAGTTCTTCTGTGGTTCTGTGCGTGACGTTAATTTCCACGCGTTCGGCAAACGCACCCACGTCGCTCATCTTGCCCAGCATCTCCAAGGCTTTCAGTTCAACCTTGTTGTCTCCGCAGTCGGACTTCTCTAACAGTTTGAGCTTAATGTATGACCGCACTTGCTGTGCGTTACGAATCACGTCAATATCGTACTCATCCAGCAAAGCCTTCAACATCAGTGCTTTGCCCGGTGTATTTATATCTGCCAGTGTCGTGGTGGGGTTGTCCATGAAAACTGAGCGTGCAGTCTTCTTGTCTTCTGTAGTTACGGCAGTCTCTGCATCATCCAATCCGTTCGCCCGCAAAAACTCTACCGTATTGAAAGCGAGTTTGGCCTTCTCATGGATGCTGAGAATCTCTTCGTTCGTCATTGCGAACGGGGCAGGAACGTTTAGTTCTGGTGTAACAAGAATCATAGGAGGAAAGTTGGCACTCCGAAGTTCAGGAAATGTAACACAAAAAATATATGGGGGTATGGGAACCCAAATAAAAAAAGACCCGGGGGGTCTATTGGATACTTAAAAACTGGGATTGGATACTTAAAAAAGAACCCCCCTCCCCCCTATAAGATGTTTACGTGTGTCTGATCTATTGTAATTTTTGTGTAGCGACATGTATAGCTGGAGTACCTATTTCTAAAAATAGGTTATCTAATGAGCGGATTAGAGTAGTAGTAGCGCGTATGGTACCTAATCCTAAATCTGGGGGGTGGGGTCGGATATACCGCTCAAACTTTCGTACTGTACGAAAGTGTAAATTTGTATCTATCCCGTGCAAGTTGTTGTTAGGTGTGATACAGTTCAACCATCGACTCAGGGATTGGCTCTGATTAGATACAGTCATACGAAAGGAATTCACCATGACTAAATCCTCTACTCTCTCTAATGTTCAACTCGCTACAGACTGTGGCAACGCGGTAGCAGAAATGGCGGACGCGTTACAAACGGCCGAGCAGAAGCGCGAACTGGCGAACACTAACATTCTCGCGCTACATAAGGCGAAGGTTGTTGTTGGCACTTATAAGAAGGACGGCACTGGTTGCGCCATTGCTACCGCGTTTGTTGACGGTGGCGTAGCGAAAGGTAAAACGCAAAGCACTATGCAAAAAACCTACCTACCTACATTCAAAGCGCATGTGGCAAGTGGCAAGCCCGTGACAGACTGGAATAGTCAACGCGCCAAGCAAAAGGCAAACGGTGCAAAGAAGGACGCAAAGACAACCAAGGAATTCTCTGCAAAATTGGCAACATGCTTCCGTGACGCTGAATTTGAAGGGTTTATAAATGACCTTCAGGCGTCATTCCACAATGACGAAATTAAAACGCTACTGGAAGGCGTGAAGTCTTACCTCGAATCTGAAGGCGTAGACTTGAAGGCGAAAGCGTAAGGTTTCGTACAGTACGAAAGCCCCCGAAAGGGGGCTTTTTTTTCGCCCAAATTTATTTGGGTGTGATACCTGTATCCCCGAGGTTCCACTATGAACATGCTACAACACATTGACGCGTGCCGAAGCGACCCGTTCTGGCAGGCTCACTATTTGAGCCTGTTACTACTTACCCCTTTGAAACCTGTATCCTCGAAGTTGGCCGTACAACAACCTATGGCAAACACTCTGCAAACTTTCGTACCGTACGAAACCCTTACTCTTCCGAAACCTGTATCCTCGAAGTTGGCCGTACGCGTTTAGTGTCAACATGGTTTAAGTTGTTGCAAGTCGTTATATCCTCTATTTAGTTCTGCAATATTCTGCATACGAGAATAAAACAAAAGCCTTTTAAATCAACAACTTAGCATAGCAAAATTCCCTATTATTCTATTATTCTATAAAATAAATATATATGAAGTCTAAAAAAATAATCACACACAAGCCCTAACTTTCGTACCGTACGAATGTGTTTTCTCATGTTTTTGTGTTCCTTTGTTTTGTCTCGCTCAAATTCCCAAAATCACGGAATATTAGAATAATACACACAAAACACCTAAAAAAGCCTTACCAATCAACAACTTAACTTTATTCCACCCCCAAGAACATTGCAGAACTATTAAGAGGATATACCCCCCTATCCCACCTAGTAACAACTTGACAAGCCCATGTAAATCCCTTATAATTAAGGCTCATTCGGAATAAAAGCGTTTCGAGTGACTCGGCAACTTTCGTACGGTACGAAAGCCCGATGTGTAAGGGTCAACAGAAAGGGAAACCATGCGACTCAATTTAGAACTGGTGCATACAGTCACCAACCAAGTGCTTAAACGCACGACCATCAAACTGCCCGACCGCTCATCACGCATGAGCATGGTCATACTGGCTAAGAAGTGGGCGCATCTATCAGGTGTGCCGAGTACCACGCATGTGCGTGGCGTCAACGAGTTCAAGGTAAACATACCGCAAGCAGAGCAAGCGATATACATAGAGAAAGATAGTCTTGATGAGGTATACGCAGACAAGATGTTGCAACAAGAGAATAGGTTGTATGTTTGGTATGTGCCCGAGTATTCGTACGGTACGAAAGTAGACAGCATGAAGGGAGTATGGAAATGAAATTAGAAATAGACATGGACGAGTTGGTGGGCTTGATGCTCGACAACAAGTTGTTCGAAGAAGTAATGTGTGAATTGCACCCTGAGTTCATGGGCACACTTGAAAAGAAATTGCAGTTCTTGAAGGACATTGTGAAAGCGGGACGTATGCACCCCGATGCACGGAATTACTTTAGAGATGACGAGTTAGATGCTGTAACTTATTCCGCTATGCGCGGTATGAAAGGAGAAACGAAATGAATTACGACACACTGATGGAAGCGCAAATGGGTGAATGGCCTGACAGCGTAGTGCTAACTGATATACATGTGTATGAGTTGGTGCGTAATGGAATACCTGATTGGCTAGTCGGGCACAAGTTCGAGGACTGGAGACACTATGACGCACGACACGAGATGGGTTGGTACGCCAGTATTGGTTACGAAAATTGGAAACAGTTGGAGATAGAAATGACCCGTGCAAGGTGGGCGCGTAGTGCCTTCAAGTATCGAGGAGATACCCCACAAGGTTTCTTCTACGCATGTGGCAAGCGTGACGATGGGACATACCAACATGTTGGGTTTAGATACGGGACGCGGGACAGCGAGTACGCGTCGGGGTTCGATGGATTGCAATACACACCACAAGGAGAATCAAATGAGTAAAGTTGAAATGATTGCGCACTTAATCATGGCGTTTGTTATGTTGGTGTTATGCCACGACAAAGATGGTTGGTTGTTTGAAGCGGGCTTGGTGTTCGCGGGTGCACTCATCGGTGCAGTTGCTTGGGTTGCCCTTAACGAAGTAGGAGTTGATGATGCAGAATAAATTGGAACGCAAAGAATCTAATCGTAAGCATACACAGCACAAGATGTTGTGGGTTGGCATGTTCGTGGATAAGAAAGTACCACGGGAACATTCGTACCGTACGAAAGCAGAAGAGCGTGACCGCTTGAAACTTGAAAGACAAGAGTGGAAGTAACTAAACAGGGGAACTATATGAGTATCAAAATGATTGCAAACGGCAAGGCTAGGGAGAGGGTGGAGAACCGCCAAGCGTTCAGAGGTAGCAATGTGTGGGGTGAGTGGGGCGTGAACTCGTACGACAACAAGTTGTATGGCGTTTATTCCTACCGATACACATGGCCTCTATTTGTGTACGACCACGCGGCAGATGTTTGGTACGAGAACGACAGCCAGTTCAGTCAGACCACAAGCCGACACCGAACCCAATGCAGACCGACAGGTGTGCCGACCGTGAAGTGTAGTGTGGACGATATGCGAGTTGTTGCCGTGACTGGTGGCATAGGTTTAATTGAAAGAGCAAACAAAGGAGAAGAAGCATGAAGAAAAGAGATTGGATTATTTTGCGGGTGATACGGGTTGCGGTTAGGGACAACTTGTATGAATCAAGTAGGAACGCTGATGTTGCAAGGTCAATCATGTACCTGATACGCAAGTACGGGAGTGCGCATGTGATGGATTGTCTTGGTCAACTACGAGATGAAGGGGGAAGTTATGAGTTTCGATAACTACAGAGAGTGCACCATATGTGGTGATGAGTTCCCGACTGAGCGTTGGGCATTGGGATACCGCATGTGTTTGTTTTGCGGAGAAGATTTTGCACGGGCAGAGCGCAAGTCGTGGACTGTGGTGCAAGAGTACGGCAAGGGTGGGTACATGTTCGTCACACAGGACTCGGCGAAACGTACCTTAAAACAAACAAACCAAAAGATGTTGAGGGATTAAATATGAATGATACTTTTAATGGATTCGTGGGCAAGACTGTGGCACGTGTTGAGTATGTAACTACACGTAAAGATGGGTGCGACTACAAAGATGAATTGACATTGCACTTTACCGATGGGTCAACGCTTACTGTATGTGAAAGCGACCCCGACATCTATTTGAATGGGCTTGATGTATGTGCATCTATAAATGAGTAGGTAGGACTTGACAAGCCTATGTAAAGTTGTTATACTATAGGCTTGTTAGTTAGTATTGTGTGTAAGTTAATCAAACGCGGTTTCGTACCGTACGAAAGGGAATCAAATGGAAGAAGTTGTTGTATCTAAATTGTCGGGCTCTGCCCTCATCGTTAACTTGTCGTTGTCTGTATGGACGGGTAGGAAACTAGATAAAAGAGTTTCCGAAGCGGTTGACCAACAGAACTCTACCCGTACCCGTGCGGGTAACTATCACAAGAACTTGTTGGCGGGTTCGGGCAAGTTGGAGGAGATAACCAAGGTGGCAAACGCTGTGCGTACATGGCACTACACGGTGACGCAACCTTGGGGTGACAACGGTGACAGGGTATTGAACATGGCAACATTCATTGACTACAAGTCACGACTGACTGAGTACGAGCAACAGTTCACGACATGTGTCAACGCGTTCTTGAATGAGTACGACACGCTTGTATCGTCCGCCGCTTTTCAGTTGGGTGACTTGTTCAATCGTGAGGACTATCCCTTGCGTGAGCAAGTTGTTAGTAAGTTTGGGTTTCGCTATGCGTTTACCCCACTACCTACTGCGGGTGACTTTCGTGTAGACATTGGTGAGGAGGGACTACGCGAGATGAAACAGCACTACGAAGATGTGTTGAGTACCCGTGTGACTGACGCCATGCAAGATGCTTGGGATAGATTGCACGATGTGTTGACTCGCATGAGTGAGCGACTGTCTGATACAGAAGATGGCAAGCGCAAGATATTCAGGGACTCGTTAGTTGAGAACGCTATAGAAGTTTGTGGGTTGTTGCGCCACTTCAATATCACTGGTGATGTACGCATGGAAGCAATGCGTATGGAGTTGGAGGAAACCATGCGTGGCATTGACGCATCGGTATTGCGTGAGAGTGACTTAACACGAGAGCAAACCAAGCAGAAGGTTGACGCCATGCTTGACAAGTTTTCGATGTGAGTTTCATCGTACGGTTTCGTACCGTACGAAAGTTGTTTTGTTTTTTATCAAAGGAGAAAATCATGGACGATAACTTAGACATGTTTACTGAGGAGGTAATCAAGAACATAAGTTTGGAGATAACCGAACTATGTATGAGTAAGGGTATGCCACCCGCACTAGCGTCGGGCGTGCTTGCATCAACACTTGCTATCTATTGCAAAACTCAGGGGCTGACTCAGCACCAAGCAATCAGCAGATTCACAAATACCGTTCGCGGTATCTACAACCAAACCAACACACATTAACTTAAAGGGGAATCACATGTCTTTATATAAATCTTTATCTCTGCAACAAACGGCTGACCTAATCTTGGCGGTCGGTCACAAGCGGACTGTCTTAGCGCAAGGTGAAATGGGTATTGGTAAGTCATCAATCCTCAAGATGTTGCGTAACAAACCTGAGTTGAAGGACTACTTCTTTTGCTATGTTGACATCACGACGAAAGATGTTGGCGACTTCATGGTGCCGAAGATTAAGGACATCGACGGCAACGAGGTGTGTCGCTTTGTACCTAACGAGGAGTTCGGCTTGCACTTCAAGGGCAAGAAGATTGTGATGATGCTCGACGAGTTGGGCAAGGCTAAGGGTGGCGTGATGAACGCATGTCTACGACTTATGCAAGAGCGTTCGCTTGGTGTGTATGACTTGGACGGTATTGTGTTCGCCACTACTAACCTGAGTGTCGAGGGTATTGGTGACAATGTACCGCCACATGCACGCAACCGTGTGATTCAGACACGAGTGGGTAAGCCCAACGCAGAGGAGTTGATTACCTATGCAATCAACAACAACTGGAATCCGATTGTCATTGCCACTATCCAAGAGTTCCCTGAGATGTTGGCATCGTTCGAGGACTACGAGAAGCCTGAGCAGAACATGTATATCAATGACCCACGAGATGTTCGTATGGCGGTGGTTACTCCGCGTTCATTGGAAGCGTCATCAGATGTTATCAACGACACAATGATTCTCGGCAACGACATCATGTGCCATGCGTTGAAGGGTACGGTCGGTGAGAAGGCTATGCACAACATGTTGACGATGGTGACATTGGATACACAACTTACATCATGGGACGACCTAATCAAAGCACCAACAACTGCCGTTGTGCCAACGAGTGCGGCGGCGGCGTGTATGTTGATTGCCAAAGCGGTACAGCGTATTGAGAAGGCAACGATGAACGCATGGATGGAGTTCTTACCACGCATGAGCAAGGAGTCGCAAGGTTTGTTTGCACGAAGCGTGATGAGTGACATGTGCCCCAAGCGTACGGTCGCGGCAACTAACCCCATGTTCGCTAAGTGGGCGGCAGATAACAACTATCTGTTTGCTCGTAAGTAAGGGGGTTATATGAAAACACCAACAGAACTGTATGACTTGCTTGACAAGGCAGATATTGAATATGAAATCGTGGAGATATTTGAGGGTGTTCGTATCCTCAGTATCGAGGTCAATGATGAACCAACCGAAGAAGGAGAGAACTAAATGTTTGTAACAGCAACCCAAGCACTACCCGCAATCAAGCGGATTGAGCGAGCCCATGTTGAACTCATGGCACACAAAGATACTATGGAGTATGCAAGCATCATCATGGTCGGGAAGTACAAGGTGTCGGACGATGTACCCACTGCTTGTACCAACGGCATCGACTGTATGTATGGCAGTAAGTTCATAGGTGACTTATCGGACAGCGACTTGCGTGGACTCATCATGCACGAGAATCTTCACAAGACATTCCAACATACATTCTTGTGGCATCACTTGTATGAGGAGAACGCACGGTGCGCAAACATGGCGTGCGACTATGTGATTAACCTCATCATTCACGACATCTCTCAAGCATCGCGTGGGTTCGTGACATTGCCCAAGGTCGGACTACTTGATGAGCGTTTCCGTGACATGAACTCACAGGAAGTGTTTGACATACTAAGAGAAGAGGGGCATGGCGAGGGTGGTGACGGTGACGGCGCGGGCTTAGATGACCACGACTGGACTCCATCGGGTATGACTCAGAAAGAAATTGAAGAGCACATCAAGGAAGTCAATCAGGCTATCCGTCAGGGTCAACTCATGGCGGGCAAGATGGGTGGCAATCAGTCTCGTGCATTGGGTGAGTTAGTCGAGCCCAAGGTTGATTGGCGTGAACAGTTACGCGACTACATCAATTCACTAGCCGATGGTAAAGATGTATCCACATGGCAGAAGGTCAATCGTCGTTGGTTGCAACACGATATGTATATGCCAAGCACGCTATCAGAATCTATGGGGCGCATCGTCATCGCTATCGACACATCGGGTTCTATTGGTGGTGAAGCACTCAACGAGTTCTTGTCAGAGGTGCAAGCCATCTGTATCAATGTTCAGCCTGAGTTAGTTGACTTGTTGTATTGGGATACCGAGGTGGCATCGCATGAGATATATGGACGCGACAAGTTGGGTGACTTGGTTAAGTCTACGAAGCCCGAAGGTGGTGGGGGTACTGACCCATCATGTATTCCCGCATACATCAAAGACAAGGGCTTGAAGCCTGAGTGTGTCGTGGTGCTCACCGATGGATATGTTGGTGGGTGGGGTACATGGGAACACCCAGTTCTTTGGGCTATCACAGGTGGGTACAAGCCTACGCCGTCCGTCGGCAAAGCAATCTATGTTAGTTAATACAGGTATCAAGAAAGCGAGGACTTTATGGCAAACGAATACAACGCACAACATTTTTACGGGTACAACATTCGCATGGTTGACTATGCGACTACCAAAAAGTTTTACGACACAACCAAACCAATACAGGGGAGTAAAAAGAAGGGGGGCGTTGACTGCCGACCATTGACTGTACGCAGACGCACATTCGAGACTTGGTACGAGAAAGATGGTTGGGTGGGTATGGCGTTTCGTTCTATCTATCGTAAGGGTGAGCAAAACCCAATCACTAAAGAGTATGAGTTTAAAGAGTACGAAGATACGGCACGCCCTCTGCTTATGATGAACGAGCATGGTGCGTTACGGTTCACGCCGACCTACATGTATAGTTTCTCCACATACCAAGTTATTTCAGCGTTGTTGCCCGAGAGTATTAAGTTTGTAAAGTACGGGGCTAAGGTGTATTTCAAGTGCACACGACCCGATGGGCAAGAGCCTATGTATTACTTCAACAACGGGTTGGATATGACTTTCGTACCGTACGAAAGAGATGGTGTTAGGTACTATGAGCCAACACACGGCACGGTGCAAGAGTCAAAGGTAATGCTAGACCGCGACAAGGCTAAGGTAGTACGAGAAGATTTCAAAGCGTTTTTAGATTACTTTCAACCAATGGCTGACTTGCTTGGCTTTGACCCGACGACTGAGGGTGCTACGTCATGGCAAAAGAAAGAGAAAGCCACAGAGTATTTAACAGAAACAAATTGGCTTGCACGCAAAGATGGTGAGCCATACGGTGAGCGTTGGGTTGATGGGGTTGAAGCGATGTTGGTCAAGCATACGAGTTACCAAAGTTCTTGGGAAGCAGGCAAGTGGACTTACCAATACTATGTGGCTAACGCAGAGTCATTGCGTACGACATACAAACGCAACGAGAAGGTGTATCGACTAGCGCGTCCATTCAGGCGAGAGGGTGTGCCAATAGGTACGCCGTTCTACAACAACTACAGGGAGTAAAACATGCCAAGATATTTAAGAGAGATGAGTTCAGAGGAACGTCAACGCGGCCTAGCGTACATAGACGTAACTGTTAAAGAGTTGTTAGCAGTTGCCGACAGAGGTAGGTTGGACGAAGCAAGCGCCTTAGATTTATATGACTTGCTTGCAGATGCGGTCATTACTAAGGCAAGAATAACCAGTATGAAGGGAGTTAACCATGATTAAGCAAGAAGACTATGTAGGTAGCAAGACGCCATACGATAGGTACGTTTCGTTAGTGAACGAAGCGCGTGCCAAGGGGCATACTCATTGGATTAACGATGAGATTCCCGTAGCACATAACACATTGAAGTTCTACAACGAGTTGAAGCACAAGCGTCCTGACATTGTGGTGCGGTTCGATACCCATGCGAGTTTCTACAACGGCAAAGACTATCGTGTGTTCGCTGACTTAGGCATCGCCTACAAGGACTGCCCTGAGATTCAAGTGGGGATTATTGGGTTGGAGAACGATGGTGGTGCGCATGGTGAGTTGATGTATACAGTCACATCAGACCGCATTACCAACGATAAGTATGCGTCGTACAGCAAGGGGTACAAGGTCAAGAAGACAAAGAACTTTAGCAATGCTGTGAAGAACGCTGTGCAGTTCTTGAAGCCCATGTTGTTCGAGGAGATGAGGAGCAAGCATGACTTGGAATTCAACAGCGCAATAGAAAACCTACGCGCACCGTCCAAGGAGAAGTTGTATGGTGTATCAAACATGGGACGCCACATCATCATTGATGAAATACGCAACATGGTGCGCATGGGTTATGTACCAGTCACACCCTCATTCACCGACGCCATGCACGTTCTCAAAGAGGAAGATGCTGAGATTCAACAGGCGTTGAACTACAAGCCCAAGTCATGTTTTGTGTGGGCTAAGAAGGACAAGGTTGAGTATCAGGTCGAGGGTGAAGAGCGCAAGGTGGTGTACAACCTACAAGACGTGCCCGAGTTCATAATGGATAAGGTGTCCGTCCTACAAATCGGTAGCGAAGGCAAGCCAATCATGGACGTTGGCGTGAAGATTGATAACACAACCTATTGGATATTCCTATGATTATTACGAAGAACGGCGCACCGCCGTTTGTGAGTTGGGAAGACTACGAACGGTTGGTCAATCACCCCGAAGCACCGACACCGTTGTCCCAATCCATTAGCCTAGACATGCGGTACTCAGGTGTTTGGTACAGCGCAGTAAGTGTGTACACCATGCTGACACACGGTATGGTTGCTGACAACCTATCGCAAGATGTATTAAGGGTTTCTATCAATGAGGACGGGACGTTTAATATCGTAGACTTTACACTGCCAAGTTCTGAAGGTAGGATAAAGAAAAACCTAGCACAAGTAGATGTACCGCAATGGATAATGGAGAGCGTATCCATGTTGCGTATCAGTGATGCTAACGAGAAGGTAGATGAACTTGGTATGAAAATACACGACAAGTTGTATTACTTAAAAGAGAGGACTAACACATGACCAAACGCGAAACAATACTTGCTTTTTTAAAAGACATGTTGCGCCCACGCACCCTGCAAGAGATGATAAACATTGAATTGCGTGATGCGTATCTAGCCAAGATGCACGCGGAGAATTCGCTTGAGTATGCGACGAGCATAGTTGAATACAACCGTCAACGTATTCGTAGGCTTGAAGAGAAACTTAAAGAACTGGAGAAACCAAATGCTTGAAACAATCGCATGGATAGTATTTCTAATGTGCCTTGGCGCAATCATTGTTGTTGGCGTAGCAATAGCAATCGTGATGATTACTAGGGAAGATATATGAGTGATGATTACGAAGACGAAGCGTTCAAAGAGTTAGAGAGTCGGCTAGGTAGAGACAAACTAAAACAAGTTATGACAAACCTAGACAGTGAACTATCTATATACCGCAATGAAATCATAGAAGAAATTGCCAAAGAGATTGAGGGATTCACTCCCGCATTTGGCATAGACACAACTAGCAGTTTCGCTATATTTGTAAGGGGGATGAAGACATGAGTAACGAAGTAAATAAAAACCTAACCATAGAAGATGTTATAGCGCATATGAAAGAGGTATTACCCACGGTTGGCAACCTATCAGAACCCACAAAGTTATTGGTGAGTGCGGCACACATGCAAGTCATGCGGCAGATGCTTGATGCGGGAACGCTAGGTAATTTACCTATGACACCACGTAAAGATATTTACGAGGATGAAGAATGAAGTGTCCTAAATGTGAGAAGGACAAGATAGCAATAACTGAGACGATTCAAAACGAAGAGTTCACTTACCGCAGACGATACTGCAAACTTTGTTTCTGTGTGTTCAAGACAAAAGAAGAAGTATTTGAAGGGGCATTGCCTCAGAAGAATAGGCTAACCACGCCCAAAGAGAAAGAGTATCAAAAGACTTACGCGACTAACGCACTTAAACAATATTGGGGGTGAAGATGACACAGGAGAAGTTAGGGTTCAACGGCACGACAGCCGACGATATACAGGTGAGCGGTAACCACTACAAAGATATGGCAGTGCAACCGTGGCACGTGATGGAGTCGGTGCTTACCCGTGAGGAGTTCATTGGGTTTCTTAAAGGTAACGTAATTAAATATTCCCTACGTGCGGGACGAAAAGAAGGCAGTGACGATGCGGGTAAAGCACGCCACTACATGCAGAAACTAAAGGAGGTAACCAATGACAAATGAAGAACAGATTGCCAAGTTAACAGAGATGTTAGAGATACAACAAAAGTTGCATGAGACAGCGATAGATATGCTCAAGCCCGCGATAGAAATAGCAGTGCAGAAAGAGCGTGAGGCGTGCGCAAAGATGTCTGAAGAATGGGCAGGATATGGTCAAGGTAGTTTTTGGCAGTTTGCTAATGCAATCAGAGCAAGGGGACAAGCATGACACCCGAAAAGAAAGTTAAAAACGCAGTCGTAAAGATGCTGAAACTATACAAGAACTTGTATTACTTTTACCCAGTGATGGGTGGGTATGGTGCGGCGGGTATACCTGATATTGTGGTTTGCTATCGCGGTTATTTCATAGCCGTTGAGTGCAAGGCAGGTAAGGGTAAGACAACCGCACTACAGGACAAGAACTTGAAACAAATCAGAGACGCAGAGGGCATAGCCATCGTTGTCAATGAAGAGAACCTGCAAGAGTTGCAGGACATATTAAACGTAATCCTAGAGGAGGAGTGATGGGAACTTTAAGAGAACAAATGGCGAAAGTCATACAAGAGTGGGATAAAGAAGACGAACAACCTATACAGGAGAAAACCGTGGAAAAGAAACAAACAACTACAGCAAAAATCGTTGGGTTCATACGTGACAACCCAAACATCGAGAGCACCGCACTACGTGACAAGGTAGCGCATAAGTACCCCGACATTACCTTTAAAAACATTGCGTCAATCCTCAAGCAGTTGACAGATGCAAACTACTTAGACCGCCAAGGTTCAACGATTGAAACGTCAAGAGGCGCACGACAAACATTTACCTATACCGTTGTGCCCGACGACATACGCATAGCACGTAGAAAAGCACAGAAAAATAAGATGAAAGGTATGGTCGAGCGTGCGGCTATGGCACGTGCGGCAAAAGAAGCAAAGCGCGAAGCGAGGGCTACACAGGTTGGCATTAGCGACTTGGTGCCTGAGAAGGTGGCAGAGAAATTTGAGCACAGAACATTACGGTGGAGAGCCGATGATGTGATTAACTCACTATCAGTTATACAAGCGCGTGAGTTGTATGACCGACTGAAGCAAATTTTTGGAGGTTGATATGACCAAGATGAAAGAGCAAGAACTTGGGGAGTGGCGAGAGAATCCATTCCTACACCCTGACGTACGTAAACACGTACAGAAACTAAAAAACGATTTGTTGGAGTCAAAACTGTTTAATGCAATCGAGGGTAGGAAGTTGGAGTGGATAGAAGCAACGTACCCCGACATCATCAAGCAGTACGACGCCATACGAGAACTTGAGAAGGCTGAACAGTCAGCATGGGCAGACAAAAACACCGAACCGTTTTTTGGAGAAATCAAATGAACGCAGACGAAACAAGAGAAGAGTTGAAACGTCTTGACGACCGTATCAGTTTGCAGAACGAAACAATGAAAGCCATGTGGAAGCGTTGGGAAGTTATGTTCGAGCGTGATAAGTGGTTGCAAGAGGCGTACCCCGAAATCGTTGCACAGCACAAAGCAGTTGAGGATTTAAAACGTGCAAGTAGAGTTGGTGTTGGTGGGTTAGCACGCCCCAAAGTTACTAAAGCGGAGGAGAACAAATGATTGGAGAAGACGATGATGACATCCAAGAGTACAAGAAGCCTTGGGTTGGGTTGACGGATAGAGAAATGATGGACGTCATACACCTAGATGACACGCCAATGGAAATGGGGCGAAAAATAGAAGCCAAACTGAAAGAAAAAAATGGCTAGACCCTACGGCAAAATAAACAAGGGGCACACCATACCCTACGGCACGATGGTAAATGCTGGTTATGAATTGCGCCAAGCCTACTACGGCGGGTATAAAAATGACAATGAGTTTCCTGAGTTGCCATGCCCGCCACAGCCCACAGAATATGTATGCCCCGAAGAAGAGTTGTACAGGAAAGAAGTCTCAGCGTTTGTACAAGAACTGCTAGATGTGCTGACACCTAGAGAATCCAAAGTGTTGCGCTTTAGATTTGGTATTGAACTTGAATGTGACCATACGCTTGATGAAATTGCGGGGATGTATGACCTAACAAGGGAGCGTATTCGACAGATTGAGATGAAAGCAATACGCAAACTGAAGCACCCCGAACTTAAACTTGCAGAAGTCTTTGCACCCGAAGATTGCTACGAACCAACTAATAGAAAGAAAAGAACACATGAACGTATTGACAGTAGATTTTGAGACGTACTACACCAGTGGGGACTTAGGGTTCAAGAAGCAGACCACTGAAGAGTATGTGCGTGACCCGCGATTCCATGTGATTGGTGTGTCGGTGCAAGTGGATGGTGGCAAGCCTGAGTGGTTCAGTGGTGACTACATGCAGACCTACGAGTTCCTAAAACGATTCGACTGGGCTAACAGCATGGCGGTTGCACACAATGCCATGTTCGATATGGCAATCCTAAGTTGGCACTACAACATCAAACCTATGGCTATCGGTGACACGTTGAGCATGGCACGTGCCGTGCATGGCACTGAGGTGGGTGGCAGTCTTGAGAAGTTGGCTGTGCACTATGGGCTTGGCGTCAAGGGTAAAGAAGTTGTCACGGCTATTGACTTGAAGCGTAAGGACTTCACAACGCGTCAACTTGATGCGTATGGTGACTACTGTAAGAACGACGTAGCACTTACCTACGACTTATTCCGAACACTACTGCCTTCATTCAAGATGCTAGAGTTGAAGTTGATTGATACAACTATCAGGATGTTTACAGAACCAGTTTTAAGGCTCGATCCGGGCCTACTTGAAAAGCATCTTGTCCAAGTACGTGATAGGAAGGCTAAGTCACTTGCAGCAGCAGGTTGTTCTATCGAAGATTTAATGTCCAACAAGAAGTTTGCAGAAGTTCTACGCAAGTTGGGTGTCGAACCGCCTATGAAGATAAGCCCAACTACGGGCAAGGAGACGCTTGCACTGGCTAAGAACGACGAAGAGTTCAAAACGTTGGCTGACCATAAAGATATACAAGTGCAAGCAGTTGTTGCCGCACGGCTTGGCAATAAAACTACGCTAGAAGAAACCCGCACCGAGCGGTTGATTGGGATTGCCACAAGAGGACTGATACCTGTACCCCTCTCATACTACGCCGCACACACGGGACGGTGGGGTGGGTCGGACAAACTTAATTTCCAAAACTTTCCCTCACGTGGCGAGAACGCGGGGGTATTGAAGAACGCAATCCTAGCCCCCGAAGGGCATGTGATTATTGACTGCGACTCATCGCAGATTGAAGCCCGTGTGCTTGCATGGTTCGCGGGACAAACAGATTTAGTGGAGGCATTTGCGAATGGCGAGGACGTATACAAAATCATGGCGTCGCAGATTTACCGCAAGCCCATCGAAGAAGTCTTGGATACTAAGGCGAACCCCGAACGGTTTGTGGGTAAAACCACAATTCTTGGAGCGGGTTATGGCATGGGCGGTACGAAGTTCCAAGCGCAACTCAAGACGTTTGACGTCACAGTTACTGAGGGAGAAGCCGCAGGGATTATCAAAACCTATCGAGAAACCTACCCCTATATTCCCGCCCTATGGCAAGCAGGCTCCACGGCGATTACTGCTCTAGCAAACGGGCAAACAACCAAGTGGGGCAACGGTTGCATTGAGATACATAAAGATGGTATCCTCATGCCTAACGGTTTGTACCAACGGTATCCAAACTTGCGAAAAATGGTGGACGACCAAGGCAAGACGCAGTACGTCTATGACTCCCGTAAGGGCATAGTAAAACTGTATGGTGGCAAGTTGACAGAGAACGTTTGTCAGGGTTTGGCACGTTGCATCATTGGCGAACAGATGTTGAGAATTGCAAAGAGATACCGTGTCGTGCTTACTGTTCACGATGCTGTGGCATGTGTTGCTCCAAAAGAAGAGGCCGAAGAAGCCAAGCAATACGTGATGGAATGTATGCGCTATGTACCCGAATGGGCGAAAGGCATACCATTAAATTGTGAGGCTGGCTATGGAGATAGTTATGGAGATTGTTAAATGACACCGCAACCTATTACCACGTTCCCGCTTGGGTACGATGAGAAGACCGAGATGGTGCTTACTGCCGCGAATGAAATAGTTATTACGCACCCCGTAATGCCAACAATGATTTACGATGAAACTGTAATGCGTTGGGTTCACATCGAGGCAACAAACTAATGAACAAAGCACCCGCATGGAGTTACTCGAGCATCACGCTGTTCGACCAGTGCCCTAAAAAATATTACCACTTGCGAGTGGCAAAGGACATCAAGGAACCTGAGAGCGACGCGATGATGTACGGCAAAGACTTGCACTCTGCCGCAGAGCACTACGTACGGGACGACAAACCACTACCCGCAAAGTACGACTACATATTGCCAATGTTGGACGTGTTGAAAAACATGAAAGGCGAGAAGCATTGTGAACTCAAGATGGGCATCAAGAAAGAAGATGGACGCCTTGTACCTTGTGGCTTCTTTGATAAAGAAGTTTGGTATCGTGGCGTTGCTGACCTAATCGTTATCAACAAAGAAAAGAAGGAAGCCCGTGTAGTTGACTACAAGACGGGCAAGAGCAGTAAGTACGCTGACCCTAAACAACTTGCACTAATGGCGGCTTGCATATTCGTGCATTTCCCTGAGATAGAGACTGTGAAGGGTGGGCTACTGTTTGTCGTGGTGGGTGACTTCATCAGGGCGCAGTACAAAGTGGCTACTGGGCTTAACATATTTGCACAACTGGACGATACGTTGGTTACTCGTGAGACAGCATACGAGTCAGGCGTGTTTAATCCAAAGAAAAATTTCACATGTAAAGCATGGTGTCCCGTGCTTATATGTCCACACAACGGAAGGAATGAGTAATGACTTACAAGAACAAATCAGACCGCGATGCCAAGCATGAGTGGGAACTGGAAAAGAAACGTGCGGGTGCACACGAAGCACGCATGGAACGACAACGCGCTAGACGTGCGCTGGACAAGAAGGGCGTAGACCGCAAGGGTAAAGATGTTGCCCACAAGGTTGCGCTGAGTAAGGGTGGCACTAACAAAGAGGGTTACACCTTGCAAGCCCCCGCAAAGAATCGTTCGTTCAAAAGGAATTCAGACAAGTCAATGAAATAAAGTTGTTAGTGCGCCCCAAGGTTAGGTGTGAGTGGTAGGGGCGCGAGGGCTGTCAATCCCTTCATGGAAACGAAAACCGCACCAGTTAGAGCCTATCGACCCCTTTCTGAGGATAGGTGATTTAACCGACTGGCACCCGCAAGGTGCCGCCAATTTCCTCTAAACACAGACCGTGTTTGGAGTGCATAACAATCGGAGAGAGCATGGAGATTATTGAGAACAGAGCAATATTGCTCAAGGTAAAACACCCCGACAGAATCACTACGGTGATTCCAAAGAGCAAGGTGTTGGAGAGAGATGAGAACTCAGCAAGTGTGTTGGTGAACTGGGGCTTGGAAGAGACCCTAGTGCTGAAGAACTTACGTATCAACGTACCATCACCTATCAATGGAACATACAAGTGGCCGGGGCTGTACAAACCGTTCGACCATCAAAAAGTTACATCGTCTTTTCTAACCATGCACCGCCGTGCGTTTTGCTTCAATGAGCAAGGCACAGGCAAGACCGCTAGTGTTATATGGTCGGCAGACTATCTAATGACGCAGAAGATTATCAAGCGCGTGCTTGTTATCTGCCCCTTGTCCATCATGGACTCAGCATGGCGTAATGACTTGTTTAGATTTGCGATGCACCGCAGAGTAGACGTCGCATATGGCAAGCCTGAGAAACGCAAAGAAATTATTAGGGGTGAGGCTGAGTTTGTCATCATTAACTACGACGGTTTAGAAATCGTAGCGGATGCCGTTGCACAGGGTGGCTTTGATTTGATTGTTATTGATGAGGCGAACGCCTACAAAAATCCTCAGACGAAGCGTTGGAAAATCCTGAGTAAATTAGTCCAACCGACCACATGGCTATGGATGTTGACAGGAACGCCCGCCTCACAATCCCCTGTAGATGCGTATGGCATAGCGAAGTTAGTTAACCCCAACAATATCCCTCGATTCTTTGGTGGGTTCAGAGACCAAGTGATGAACAAAGTCACGCAGTTCAAGTGGGTGCCGAAGCCCGATGCGAACGACACGGTATACAGAGCACTACAACCCGCGATACGTTTTACGAAAGAGCAATGCTTAGATTTACCTGAGATGACCTACGTAACGCGAGACGTACCACTTACTGCACAGCAAGAGAAATACTACGAGTTACTCCGCCGTCAGTTAATCGTGCAAGCGGCTGGTGAAGAGATAACAACAGTCAACGCCGCCGCTAACCTCAACAAGTTACTGCAACTATCAGGTGGTGCGGTGTATTCCGATACAGGCGAAGTTGTGCAGTTCGATGCAAGCAACCGCCTCGCTGTCCTACGAGAAGTTATTGAAGAGTCTAGCCACAAGGTGCTGGTGTTCGTACCGTTCAGACATGCGATTGAAGTTGTGTCCGAAGACTTAAAGAAGCACGGGTATGCGACCGCACTCATTCACGGCGGGGTATCCGCAAGCAAACGCACAGAAATTTTTGAGAGATTCCAAACGACTGACAGCCCACAAGTGTTAGTCATACAACCGCAAGCGGCGTCACACGGGGTCACCCTACATGCCGCAAACACGATTGTGTATTGGAGTCCGGTAATGTCCGTAGAGACATATTTGCAATGCAACGCACGAGTCCATAGGGCAGGGCAAAAGAACCCATCAGTTGTAGTGCACTTGCAGGGTAGTGGTGTAGAACGCCGCATGTACACCATGTTGAATAACAAAGTCGATATTCACCACAAAATTATTGACCTATACGGGGAAATACTGAGTTGACAATACTTGACAATGTTAAATTTAGCGGTATGATGGACAACACAAAGAGAGAAGGAGAGAAAAATGACTGAAGACATTTCAGCCGACAAACTCGTCGCCGTCTACATCAAGATGCGCGACAAGAGAGCCGAACTTCTACGTGGTTACGAAGAAGAAGACGGTGCGGTGAAAGCACAGATGGAAATGGTGGAGGGCAAGTTACTTGACCTCTGCAAGACTGTCGGTGCCGATAGCCTAAAGACCAAGCACGGTACTGTTATGCGTGGTGTAAAAACTCGCTACTGGACAAGTGATTGGGCATCCATGCACAAATTCATTTTGGAACACCAAATGCCTGACCTTTTGGAAAAGCGCATTAGTCAAGCCACACTGAAACAACTTTTGGATGAGAACCCTGACCTGATGCCCCCGGGCGTCAATGTAGATAGCAAATACTCAGTTACTGTAAGGAGAAGCACAAGTGGAAGCTGAAACAACCCTGACTGTTTTGGAGGTCGCAAAATACTTGCGGGTTTCCCGACAAACAGTCTACACCCTGATACGTGAGGGAAAAATCCCGCACTTCAAAGTAGGCACAAAGGTACGCATTAAACGTGCAGACCTCGACGCCATGACAAATACCCAAACCAAATCAACCACAGGAGAAACTATATGACTGAAATGACTTTATTTGCCAAGGGTGGCAATACCTTACCCGCACACTTGCGTAACCTTGAACTGGACGCAACTACCAAAGCCTTGATGGGTTCGGGTGGTGGCTCAGGCAAGCGTATATCAATCAAAGGCGGTGTATTCCGCATGATTGTTGACGGCAAAGAAATCGCACAAAACGAAGACCGCGCCATGCCGATTGTTATCGTTGCGGCTAACCCGCACGTATCCCGTAGTTACTATGCAGACACTTATGTTGAAGGACAAGTCCTCGCCCCCTCATGCTGGTCAAACGATGGAGTCTCACCTGATTCCAAAGTCAGCGAACCACAGTCCGGCAAGTGCGCAACATGTGCACAAAACATTGCTGGCTCTGCAACTCAGGGTGCTGGACGTGCTTGCCGTTACAGCCAACGCTTGGCAGTTACCCTTGAGAACGACCTCAAAGGAGATGTGTACCAGTTGACACTCCCTGCGCAGTCAATCTTTGGTAATGTCGAGAACGGCAAAATGCCTTTGCAAGCATATGCTAAGTTCTTGGGTAGCCACGGTTTGCCAATCACAGCAGTGGTGACCGAGATGCGTTTCGATACCGCAAGTGCTACACCTAAGTTGACGTTCAAGGCACTACGTCCTTTGGAAGCCGACGAGATGGCATTGGCACAAGAGAAGGGTCAATCAGCAGAAGCCAAGTCTGCGATTGCATCAACCCCTGCAACATTGGACGGCGCAAAACCAAAAGCAGTAGCCGCACCCGCACCTGTAGCAAAAGCAGAAGACGCGCCAGCCGAAGAAGCCGAACCAACCAAACGCGCTAAGAAAGCCGCACCGAAAGATGTGAGCGAAATCTTGGACGATTGGGCTGAGTAAAAACAACGGGGGGCATAAGCCCCCCTACAAAGGAGGCTAATAATGGCGAAAATTTGTGAGTGCTGTGGGCAAAAGATTCGGAAACTAAACCCACACCGAATGTGCAAACACAAAGTTACTGTGCTTGAAATTATGGCTAAGGCTGATGACTGGGTAGTTGCCCAACATGGACATGGCGTCATTGTTAATGGCGTTTCTGTTCGCGCCCCTTATAGGGCAGAGGCACATGCAAGTCGTTTAGTTTGGTTTGGTTTAGCAGAACATGGAGCAACGCGCTCAGGGATGTACCGCATCACACAGGCGGGTAGGGACTTCCTTGCGGGAACACATGCTGTACCAAAAATCATATGGTGTAAAGACGGCATAGTAGTTGAAACAGATTCCATACAAGTAACGATAGGCAGTGTGAAAGATGTAGTCCTTGATAAAGAATATTGGGACAACTATGGAGCAATGCAGAGACCATGAACAACAAAGGTTACTCCCGTAAGTTTGTACAAGCAAACAAAACGGCTGACAACGAGCACATCGGTGTACAACTTGGGCGCATATGCGTTTCGAGAGACATACCCGTGCAAGACGTAGCAGAGTATTTATCAGTATCACGACAGGCTGTTTATATGTGGTTCTTGGGGAAGTCATTTCCCCACCCCACTATGCGCGACACCATACGTGACCTGATTAAGACACTCAAATCTAAAAAACCCTGACCGACAGTCTGCCGCCAGCAGACTACGGTTTTCAAAAGAGCGAACAATGACCTCAAGGATTCCCTTTCTCTCCTCCGTGCTTGCCGACGAAGGCATGTACTGTGTGGTGGGACTAAAGAAAGGTGCCCCGAGGCAAACTTTTGTAGAGACGATTGAAGAAATAGATGGTGTAGTAGAAGGGCTGTTAGCACAGGGGTACGACGCGTACTTTGGATGTGCTAAATATTTAAACGCCTCAGAAGGGCGTACCGCACAAAACGCAAAATGGTTCAAAGCCTTTTGGGTTGACTTAGACTGCGGTGAGAATAAACCTTACGAAACACAAGCCGTTGCTTTAGATGCACTCAAGCAGTTTGTTAAGGACACAGGGCTACCACGCCCAACGATAGTGAACTCAGGCCGTGGCGTACACGCCTACTGGACACTGACCAAAGCAATTTTCTACAACGATTGGAAGCCATCGGCTGAAGCGTTCAAGAAGTTTTGTGCGGCTTACGACTTAAAGGCTGACCCTGCGGTGACCGCAGATGCGGCTCGTATCCTACGTATTCCCGAAACACTCAACCATAAAGATTCCCCACCGTCACGAGTTGATGTGCTGGTTTCTTCTGGCGCTATGGAGTTCTCCCGATTCCAAGCGATTGTCGGTGCGGGTACTGAGGAAGAAGTCAACAACGAACTTGGTTTCGCGGTGCCCACGCAACGCCGACCAATAGATGCAACCACTCGCGCCTTGATGGGAAACAGCATATCCCGCTTTGGGACAATCATGCGTAAGAGTGCGGAAGGTAAAGGTTGTGCGCAGCTCGTGCATATATACCGCAACCAGCAAGATGTTGAAGAGCCTTTGTGGAGAGCGGGGCTATCTATCGCCATTAACTGTGAAGACGGTGAGTTGGCAATCCACAAGATTTCTCATGCCCATGAGGAGTACGACCCACAGGACACCAAGGTAAAGGCAGATGCCCTATTTGGTAAGCCTTATAAGTGCGCAACATTTCACAGCCTAAACTCCACAGGGTGCACCGACTGTCCGAACCGCAACAAGATTACATCGCCCATACAGATTGGGTCACAAATCGCGGCGGCTACGGCAGAAGACAACATCGTGGTGATGCGCAACGCTACGCTGGAAGAAGACATTACGGTTGAGATTCCTGAGTATCCGTTCCCATACTTTCGTGGGAAGAACGGTGGGGTCTACAAGCGTGGCTTGCCTTCTGAGAAAGCCAAAAAGAAAGACGATGAGGAGACAGAAGAAGAACGCGACCACCTCATTTATGAATACGACTTCTACGTGGTCAAGAGGCTAACTGACCCTGATGCTGGTGAATCTTTATGGATGCGCTTGCATATGCCCAAAGACGGCATACGGGAATTCTCTGCGCCGTTAGCAAGCGTCTTGTCGAAAGACAGATTTAGGGAAGTCATTGCTTTTCAAGGCGTGACTGCATACAACAAGAAATTGGATGGACTTATGGCTTATGTAACCCGTTGGGTAGGTGAATTGCAACAACTTGCAGAGGCTGAGAAAGCACGGCAACAGTTTGGATGGTGTGAGGACGACACGAAGTTTGTAGTTGGCAACCGTGAGATAACTGCCGCAGGGGTGAACTACAGCCCGTCGTCGCAAGCAACCGCAGAGTTAGCGACGATGTACACAAAGAAGGGCACGCTACA